AATGAGATAAAAGATTTTATTTACAAACAAGGTGCAGAAAGATTAGAATTTACCACAACCTTTAATGTTGGTGTGGAAGAACTTGAATTTGAAGATGACTACCAAACGATAATGAAAACTGCAATGTTTATTACTGTTGATGGTTTTGTTATTGACGAAGAAGAAACGGAAGTTAATTTGAGTGATTTAGATATAGTTGAATTAGGTTTTATACTTGACGAGTTGGAAGAAAATAAATTTGAAATATTTTAAATTAAATTATATGAACCAAATTGAATGTGATAATTGTGGGAACTATTGGCACAAATATTTGATTAACGAAACAGAAGATGGTCAAAATCTTTGTGAACATTGTTGGGGTTTTAAAAATGAAGATGAGGTGACCGAAAATAATTAAAATAAAATTATAAATTAATTTGGAATATACAAATATGTTCCGTACCTTTGTGAAACAATTTAACTAACTATAAAATTTAAACGAAAATGACACAAATTAAATTAAGTAACAATGTTAGGGTTTCCGACCCTTGTTATGACAACGATGTATGGTGTAAAACCAAACTGACTGATGTACTGCCAGGTAACTACAATGTATTTGTAGAGAAAGGTGACGAAAGTGGATGGGGTATGAGAGTTAAAAGTTTACGAGTAATACACGAGGATTTTAGTGATACTAATATGTGGGAAGAACATAGTGAGATTGGTGTAGATAGTGGACAGGCTGGTATATTTTGTGAAACGAGTTATAGGAATGATACCATAGCCGAAAGTATTGTTACACCTGATAGTAAGTTTGATTTACCAGGTAGAGATAGTGAGGGTGATGTTTGGTACCTTAAAATGTGTAATTTTACTTTAAGTGACGACCAATGTGGTGTGTATGAAACAGGTGTAGTAACGAGTAGTGGTATTGGTGATGGTGGTTACCCACTTGATATTATTAGAGAGAGAAATGGTTACATAGTAGGTATGAAGATTACTTACTTGTTTGATGAGGAAGAAGAAGATGAGGAAGAAGAAGATTATAACGATAGTTTAGAACAGGACGAACAAAGATATGAAGATAGTGAAAAATAAAATTTTATAAAAACATAAAAATAAATTTGGAATATTAAATTATGTTTTGTAACTTTGTATAACAAATGAATTTATTAATTTAACCGACACGGGAACAGGTGTTCTGAACAAACAATTACCATGAGTAAAAACTTAAAGGTGTTATTTACCACCAACTTAGGAATTTTTAAATTCCACGATGTAAATAGAGATTTTACCAATGCTGAATCCCAAAACAGGATTAGAAGGATTGAAGAAAGTATGAAAGAAGATGGTGTATTACCTATACCCATTATTGTAACAACCAAGATGTATGTGGTTGACGGACAACACCGATTGAACGCCGCTTTACGAGTTGGAGCAAAAGGTTTGTATTACATAGTAGATGAGAGCATACCAAATACACCGAAAGGTATTTTTGATTACGCTAAGAAGATTAACCGAAATGCTAAAGAGTGGGGTAAGAAAGATTACATACACGGATTAGCACGACAAGGTAACAAGAACTACGAGTTGTTGGAGTTTTTTGGAGAGAAGTACCCGATGTTTAGTTTGACTGAACGAATTATGTTACTATTGAATAGTGGTAGTAAAAGTGTTGACAAGGGAGATTTTGCCGATGGTAAGTTTGAAATTGGAAACTTAAAGAAAGCTGAACTATGGGCGGGTTACTTGTTAGAGTTAAAACCTTACTTTGATAAGGGTTACAACAAAAGTGTATTTGTTAGAACTTTGTTGACCATTTTAGAGAAGAAGAAGGAGTTTAAGTTTGATGAATTTTTACACAAGGTAAAACTACGACCAACGAGTATTAAGTTGTGTGGAGATAAGAGAAGTTACGCTGAAATGATTGAGGAGATTTACAACTTTAAGAGAAAGAGCGATGACAAAGTTAATTTGAGATTTTAAGTTGGTTAGTTGATAAAGTGTAGTGGTAAAGGGTGTTCTTCGGGACACCCTTTTTTTTGTTTATACCCGTCAACAGAGTCAGGAATTTGCGCGCTGATCCCGATGTTGTTTCGCATGGTACATCTATACATCAGGTGCGAAACAACTTTATGGATTATGATCACACTGAGAAAAAATAAATTAAAAATAAGTGAACAAATATTAGGAACATAAAAGAAATTGTTTTATCTTTGTAGTATATTAATTAACAACCTAAATTTATTATTATGAATGAAAGAACAGTTGAGATTTTGAACACCACAGGACTAAATTGGAAAGTGAAACAAGAAGGTTTAGTTACTGATAGTGGAGTACCCGTAGAAGGACACACCGCTTTAGTTAGAGAAGACAACAACGCAATATTAAGCGTTATGAGTGATGGTTACTACCCGTACCAAAACCATGAGTTGATTGAGTTATTAGACAAAGTAAGTAACCAAACAGGATTGGAAGTTGTAAAGGGTGGAGAGTTTAAGAATGGACGTAGAGTTTACGTACAATTAAAAAGTGCGGACTTACGATTAGGTAACGACAAGATTGAAGGTTACTTAACAGGTATTAATAGTTTTGATGGTAGTACGAGTTTAGCCTTTGGGCCAAGTAACATTACCATTAGTTGTATGAATACATTTTTTGCAGCATTTAAACAAATGGAAACAAAGATTAGACACACTAAGAACATGGTGATTAAGGTGGATGAGTTTTGTAGAAGTTTAGAAAACATTTTAGATGATGAGCAACAAATGTTTAGAAACATTGAGAAGTTAAGTGAGAACAGATTTACCAACAAGATTAAGGATGAGGTGATTAGAAGTTTGTTTAACATTAAACATGATGTTGATTTGAAGGATGACGAACAAACAAGTACCCAACTTAAAAATAAGTTAAGTAGATTTTACATTGACTTGAATGGAGAGTTACAAGGTAAGGGTGATAACCTTTGGGGTTTGTTTAGTGGAGTAACGAAGTACACCACACATAGTTTAAGTAAAGGAGATAACACCGAAGCAAAGATGTTTGACATTTACGGACAACGTGAGAAACAAATTTTTAGAAATTTAGTGGAGTTGGTATAATACATTTTTTGTTTTTAGTTTAGAAACCCTCGAAGATATTCTTCGGGGGTTTTTTTGTGCCCATATATTAGAGTTAGCTACAGATATAAAGAGCTAACGCAGCGCAAACAACACACCGATATTGTTTCGCACAGATCTATGTGTTGATTATCAATGAGTTATGTATGCGAAGCAATATTCGCCCTGGCGCGCGCTGCTAAATTTGCTGGTAGCGCTGCTAAAGCAACTGCTAATGCCTGGTAGAATTGTGCGAAACAACATCGACTGATCTGCGCACAGGTGAATGATGTACCCAAAAAATATTTTAAAAAAAATATAAATTAATTTGTTTTGTAACTTTATGTTTCGTATCTTTGTATTGTCAATTTAATAATAACAAACTTGGGGACAGGAGTAACTGAACACCTACTACTATGGGATTAGATATGTATTTAACCAAAAAGACTTATGTTAAGCAGTGGAGCCACAAAACCCCCGAAGAACAATTTGAAGTGGTTGTTAAAAAAGGTGGTGTTACTTACCCTAACATTAACCCAAGTAAAGTTACCTATGTAGAAGAAGAGGTAATGTATTGGAGAAAAGCGAACCATATACATAATTGGTTTGTGGAGAACACCCAAGAAGGTAATGACAATTGCCAAACGAGTTATGTGAGTAGAGAAAATATTAACGAATTGGTTAGTATTTTGAAACAAGTGAAACAGAGTTTGGAGAAGAGTAAGAAAGGTGTGGTGGAAGTTGTTGGTGGTTGGAAAAATGGTGAAGAGTACAAAGTACCTGTTGAGGTGTTTGAGGACACGGAAATAGCTGAAGAGTTATTACCAACTGCAAGTGGGTTCTTCTTCGGGGGAACTGAATATGATGAGTATTACTTGGAGACCATTAACGAGACTTTGGAAGTATTGGAGAAGGAGTTGGAAGATGAGACCGCAGATAGTTTTTACTACCACGCGAGTTGGTAACAGAATGGTGGGGGTAACTCCCCACCATTTATCATTATTAACATTTTAAATAACACAACTATGCCAAATTGGTGCAACAACTACATTACCATTAGTGGTAGTAAAGAAAAGATGAAACCCCTTTATGATTACTTTGAAAGTTCACAGAGTGAGCACGAGAAGTTTGTAGAAAAGAGGGCTGTAATACACAAGGAAAACCCTGAAGCGTGGAAGACGATTGATGAAATTTGCCCCGCACCAAAGGAGAACCTGGTGATGAATACCTTAGTACCGCATGATGACGAGTACGAAGCTATTAAAGCAAGTGGTGAATACTTACTAAGCCCACAGGTTGAGTTTTACGGAACGAAGTGGGACTTTGATTTTACCGAAGCAAATGTAAATGAGATTGGTAAAGAGCGTATTACATTTGGGCCACAGACTGCTTGGAGCCCACCAAGCCAATTTTGCCAAAAGCTAGCCATTAAGTATGGTGTTGAAGTTATGGTAGAGTATGATGAGCCAGGTATTGGGTTTATAGGGAAAGAAATATATGGGCCAAGTGGTGAAGTTGAAGAAGAGATATATGAGAACTACTTGGAGGGAACTTACATATTACAGAACGATATGTTTTGGGAGAACGAAGTAGAGAGCCATATGACATATAGTAAAGAAGAAGGTAAGACCTTTGAAGAGATACTACAAGATATGTTTAGTTTTATTACTGATGAGAAAGAGATAAAGCTATTAAAAGAGGTGTATGACGACATTGAGGTTGAAGTAAACGAATAGTAGTAGTAGTTAAATGACAAGAACCCCGACAGAGATGTTGGGGTTTTTTGTTATGCACCAAATAAATACAAGGTTGTATTTGTATCCGAATTTTGTTTCGCACAGGATCAGGATGTATTACATGCGAAGCAATATCGGTGTGTTGTTTTCCTGATGTTCCTCTTGTACCCGATGTTCCTGATGTTCCCATAGAAGTACCACATGTTCCACAAGTACCACATGTTCCTCGAAAGAAGTACCACAAGTACCACATGTTCCACAAGTACCTGTTGTGCTGCAGATCATCGGATTTTGTTTCGCATACATAACTCATTGATTATCAGTATACATTACGTGCGAAACAATATTGGACCAGTGATCTGCAGCGCAAACCAGCTGATCTGCAGCAATTTACCAGGCATTTGCCAGATGCTCATGCGAAACAATATCGGTAGCTCCTGATCAGATCAGCAATGTAAAAATAAATGTCATCATATATTTGGATTATAACTTTATGTTTCGTACCTTTGTATACACAAATAAAAATATACTATTATGGGTTACACACATTATTGGAATTTAAAGAAGAAAACAAAGAAGACAGCTGAACAGGTGAAGATTGCCTTTAATGAGGTTGCCATTTTATTTGACAAGTTGCCACTGAACAGCACAAATGCTGGCGGTTATTACACCGATGAACCATTACGATTGTTTGGTGGGGATGGTACAGGTAAGATGCATATTAGTGATGATACATTAATTTTTAATGGAGATGCGAAACAAAGTTTAGACCACGAGACTTTTTACTTTGACCTGACCAATTTAGGTGAGTTTGAGTTTTGTAAAACTGCACGCAAGCCTTACGACTTTGCGGTATGTGTTGCTTTGCTTGCAATGGCAAACCATATAGATGGATTTACATTTAGTAGTGATGGAGACTTAGAAGATTGGAAGCCAGCAATTGATTTTTATAACACCCACATAGGATACATTGGCGAGGGCTTGAAATTAAATGTTAGTAAGCTGACAGGATTAGTTGAGGCATAATTTGGATTGTGAGGATATATTTTGTATATTTGTAAACTTTTAAGAAAACATATGAAACCAATTGTGATTCAATTAAACGAAGACATAGTGATAGGTGACCCCTCAAAGAGTATTGAGGATACCTTACGATTTAATAATACCAAGCCAGGTAACTTTTATGTGTTTCATAAAACATACCAATGTGGAGATGAGGGTGAGAAGATTGGACAATTGATGGCCATACATGAACACCATTTAAACGATGTATTACCTTGGGTTAAGAAAGGATTAACTATTAATGTTAATAGTGGACTTGCAGGTATTTTTACTGAGGACACTTTTAGAAAGGATGATATCTTCCTTAAGAAGTCCGAGTACACTAAAGGACTACCAAAGGGAATTGTTGCTGATGGAGGTGATTGGTATGGGCATATGATTGAGAGTACCCTGAACGATGATAAACACGGGACGTACTTTAAGGGATGTGTCTGTATGACACCAGCTACTGATAAGGCTTATGAGGTACACATTGCCAGGTTCCGTAGACGACCTGTAGGGATTATGATTGACTTTGACTTAGACAATACACGTTATGCTAAGTACGATTGGTGGAAAGAAAGAAAACCTGTTACAGCACTATGATAGAATATAGAGAAACTTTTGGCCCCCGAGTACTTGAGGGTGAGCTTACTATCAGTGACTTCAATGAATGGGCACAGAAGTATCAGGTGTCCACACTACATGTCGAATCCACAGATTCCCACAGGATGGATTATTACAGAGACAAGTTATCGATTATTCAGGATCACGAACCGATCACACTGAAGGAGATGGTGATTATTGCTTCGCACGGAGTGAGGGATAATATTATAGAATTTATTTTAAACAAGCACACAAACAAACAAGAATATGAAAGTTAACAAATTAGCAGATGGAGTTTTCTCAAGAATCGTGGGGAACACAAGAGAAATCAGTTCCTATGACAGGTTCATGAATGTAGAGGATACAATCTCTTCTAATGAGGGTGTAAAGAAACACCTAGCTCCATACAAGGAGTTAATCAGCAAGAACAAATCAATCTTCCAAAAATTGGCACAGTATGAGGATCTCATCATGTTGTACCGCATACGTGAGAATCTTGACATCCAATTGTCGACTCAACGTGAGTATGTCTATGCGAGACAAAGTTGTCCCAGGTCTGATACAAGAAATCAAGATATCAGAATCTGTATCGCCAAGACTGAGTTTCATGATGTGAACAATCTACAGTCAGATATGGTCCTTATGGACAAAGCATCCAAGAAGATTCGTGAGCAAATTGACGGTTTAATCTACGAAAAGGAGAGAGCCTTGGCTACTCGTGCCGTTAGAAAATCCAAACAAAATTTGTAATATCCAAATAAATCACGTACCTTTATATGTGTATGACACAAGAAGAATCTAAACGGTTCGATAATTTCTTCAAGGACATTGTCCAAGAATCTACATCCAAGACATGTATTACTCAAGGTAGTACCGAAGGAGAGTTGGTTCTCAGCCAACCATTTGAATTCGTTAACGTTAACACCGATGTATTACAGACAATTGTTGGTGTCGACTGTGAGACGGGAATCCTCGTGTGTAAGACAAAGTATATACGGTATACGGACCTGAGTTTGTATGACATCAGTAGACTCCACAGGTATGTGGTGGTGTTAAAGGACTATAGATTCGTATCCAATAAATAAACAAATATGGAAAGAGAAAAAAACAAACTGAGCTTCAAAGTTCAACCCAACGGAGATGGATTTGATATCTATCAACGTGGGACCGACGGGGAATATAAGTTGGTCAAAGAGAATGTTAAGAATATGAAGGAGGTGATGGAATATCAGTCTGAACAGATTGGTAGAGACCTGAACCGCAGGAATTTCTTATCATGGATCACAGGGAAAAAGTAATCCTGATCTGATCATGATCTGTCGATATTGTTTCGCATAACCTAAACTAATATAATATGTTGAATTCACAGATGGTAAAGATATGGGTCATCACACAGTTGTTAACCCTAAGGAGTCAAGTGGCAATGGGAACCGTACTTGAGGTTGTTGGAAATGCAAAGATCCGACAGCTCGAGGAGTTCTATGACATCTTTAATATGGATAACATTTCCTTGGATGATGTTGAGTCTTCAGGATCAACACTGTCGCATATTGTTTCGCACAAACTTAAACTTACATTACATGACAAAATTGAAGCAGTTCTTAACGGAGATTGATTGGAGGTGGGACTACTACTTCGGGTTCCTTCTGTTCAACGGAAACAAGGCCCACCGATACCACAGGTATATGAAGAGGAAATGGGGTGATAGATATACGGGTTAAAATAAATCCTATCAGATTTTGTTTTATCAAAAAAGAAGTTTATAATTTATTATAATAATAAACATTTAAACTTCATTAAAATGAAAAAAACAACAACCCGTCGTCAGACAGTTACAACTTATGTTGCAGTTTCTGACAACATCTATCATGATGGTTCTAGCTACCGTGTACGAGTTTCAATCGATGGAACAAAGTACTCTAAGAATTTCTCTTCTAAAAGAAAAGCAGTTCAATTCCGTAACGAATTATTAGCTCGTTAATCCATCTTTAGTAGGATAGTTTAAGAAACCCTTGGTGTATGACACTGAGGGTTTTTTTATGCCAGTCAATATTGATTATGCCAGAAAAGTTAATGTTGTTTGGCAAACCTCCGTGCGAAACAACATTGTATGACAGACGTTGTTTAAACAACTATTATTATACGGGGGAACTTCGTTCCCCCTTCATCCCGATGTATGACACCCATGCGAAACAACATCGTTGTATGACAGTGGGACCGACCCTACGAGTTTATGATTCTCTTAATCGGGGACACTTCGTGTCCCCTTCATCCCGTATGGGTGTATGACAACCACACCCTCATAGTGTATTACATATGGGTCATATATATGTATTTATAAAACACATAAAAACACCCTGAAGGGTCGACCGTAGGGAGACCCGTAACAGTGTACGAGGGTATGATTTTCATAAATTTCTGGAGAATGGTCGTTACTTCGCTCACGGGTCAATCCCCATGGTATTCACACGGATGTGGGAGAAAGTGGTAAAATGTGGATAATATATATAGAATGTGGAAAAATAGATAAAAAACTATCTTTTAGGATACTAAAATTGATCACGATAAAAAGGTGTGAATAAAGTACCGATATTAGGGGTAATAACAGGGATAAATTGGGGGTGTTGCCGGAACCTAAAATATGAGCAGTAAAAGGTCTTAAATGTGAGCAGTAAAAGTGCCAAAGTCGGAAGTAAAACAGTGACAATCTCGGAAGTACGGGGTCCTAACGGACCCCTTCAAGAAGTAAAATAGTTAAATATCGAGTGCCTTAAGGACACCTTTAGAATCGAATCCAAATTGTTTTTCGTGTAAATCGGGACCATCCTTTACATCGTGTAATCTTTTAATCAGAGAATAGAACGTATCAATTTCATTGTATATGGAGGAGTCCTTTACATGGTCCAATAGGTTATCCCATTTATCTTCATATCCATCGTACTCCATCATATCAATAAGTTTCACCTTATTAACTTTACCATTCACCTCATTCATCTGATTCCATAGGTTCAAAAACCTTTTAGTATCAAGTTCTTCAATCACCACATAGTAGTACTTACTCTCATCAAAGAAATTATTCATTTGACTGTGCTGTATTCCTATTCTTCTAATCCATTCTCTATTTTTAAGTGGGAACATCCCATATACCTTAGGGAATATATCAGGGTTTTCTTCAAACACATAATACCATTCATTCACAATGAAATCAGGACCAACCTTGATTAGTTTATTCGGATATTTGATTGACCTGTAGATATTATGTTCTACACCGTGATTAACAATGGTCTTATCTTTTATATTCAATTCATTAACTCCTTTCTGATTCTTCTTAAAGTTCATGTATATAAATAGTTACTCTTAGAGATGATGAAGTAAACCCTGCACAACATAGGATAATTTATATCCCACAAATGCACCAAGGGTCGAAGGTATAGGAAAGACAATCATCCTACCAAGGTCGGTTACATATCTGGGTCTATTCTGAATCCTTCCCAACATATAGTAATAAGATAGATACCCAAACAATACCATCAAATCGGTTCTTGTACTTATGAATACAACAATCATTGCACCCAAGAATCCAAAGAAGAAGTTATCCCTTACACCTTCCCATATCTCCATGGGGGTTGCGTCATTCCATTCCTTTACAATCTTATCGAAGGGTCTCTTTCTTTTAGTCATTTATATAGTATTTTTTGGTTTGAATAACTTATCCCATATCTGATTTCTTGGATTACCCAATTTCATTCCAAGGTATTTCCCTATGACTGACCCAAGGATATAAAATATGATGATGGTGAAGTTTCCTTTAAGGAGATCATCGATTGCATAATAGGTGGATACAAGTGAAACCAAATTTATCCATACAGAGTTTAATAATAAGGCTCTTACCTTATTCTGATAGGTATACTTTATCTCCAACACCTTAAATATATTATATAGGATTTGGGAGGTTAATACAATAAGTTCTTTCATATATTAATCTATTAGTGTTTTCATCCATAACCCTATTAAGGTGTCTTAGTTCTTTGTTGTAGTGTTCATTGTTTTCACTAACCGTCGCCCATTCAAGATTACTGACATGATTGTTAAATGGGTCACCATCTATATGATTAACTACCATACCAAGTTCAGGACATGGACCAATAAAATGTTCTGCAACAAGTCTATGTACATAATCTCTAAGGTGTGTTCCACCTCTATTTCTTACCTTAACCTTTAAATGTGGATTCTTTTTATTACCGTTAGTAACTTGTTTTTGTTCACGATTGGTTCTAAAATTCCACACCCTACCATATTCGTTTATAGTACAATGAGATAAGAGTGTTCCTTGTATGGTTAATGGTTTTTCTATATAACATAATATAGAAAATCTTTTTGTAAATTCCAAATAATTTTGTAACTATGTATTAGTCCCAATAACCATGTGACTTCTTGAAGAACTCAGGGTTGTTCCTGTTGAGATAGGACTTAATCATTATCTTAAACATCCATATAACCCCTTTTGTTTGGAATCTTCTTGGGGATGTATATGTTCCCCATACCTTATGTACCTTGAAGTTCTTTGACATAACCTTTTGTGATATCGAATAATCCTCCGCGAATAGTTCCTGTGGGTTATATCCCCCTACTCTATGGTACGCATCTGTGTTCCATAACTGAAATCCTCCCACCGCGAACGGAGTTCCTAATAGTGAGGATAATGATTGGAACACATCGAACATACGGAATACCCATCTATAAGGTTTATCTGTATAGAACGGAACGGTGATTAACTCCTTATCATACTCCATACACTCTATTAAGATATTGGGATTGGTTAAAAATATGTCCGAGTCCAAGAATAACATATATGGGGTTGTTACAAGTTTGGAACCATTTAATCTTCCTTGAGATGGGAATCCTCCTTCTATAACCTCTATGTTGAGTGAATGTTTGAAATCTATCTGTAATCTCCTTATATACTGTAAGGACTTCTCTTCATCTGATATATCTGCTATGATGATTCTTACCCCCGAGATGTAGTTCTGACGGGATATGTTGTAGATACAATCATATAAGGTCCTATTTTCATTCTTGGACGGGATGACAATGGTAAGTCTGTTACTTAATGACCGTGTATTCATCATTATTATAAATAATGTAACTGTTATTTTCTATCCAGTCCCCACAATTTAGATATCTGATACCATCTATCATCTTGTCGTCAGGATGGTGTATATGACCACACATGACGGTCTTGCAGTTATGTTTGATTCCCTGTCTAACTATCTCTTTCTCGAAGCTGGTCATGAACTTAACCGCTTCTTTCACCGTATCCTTTAGATATTTGGATAGAGACCGTTTGTACCCCCACGATTTGAGTCTCCTGTCTATGGATATTGCAAAGTCATAACCGATGGATCCTAAGATTCCTAACCACTTTAACTTCACCACCCCATCATATAAGTCCCCATGGGTGATGTAGGTGTCCTTGTAGATATATTCGTTGTGTATCTCTATATTCCCGAAGTTTAGTTCGAGATAATCCCTCATGAATTCGTCATGGTTCCCCGGTATGTAGATAACCTTGGTTCCATTCTTGGAATAGGATAGAATCTTCCTGAGTACATTCGTATGTGATTGTGGCCACCTAAATTTCCTCTTTAACAACCATCCGTCTATGATATCACCTACTAAGAATAGATGTTCAGGTTGGTATTGTTTAAGGATTGTTAGGACATTTTCAGCATTGGAACCCTTGGAACCTAAGTGAACGTCGGAAATGAATAAGGCTTGTATCTTCATCCCTATAAATAGTTCTTATAAAGGTCTTTGCCTTTATCATATTGTTACCCCTGATTAAGTGTCCTAGGGGCTCTTGACACTCTGGAGATGAATCTATTACCTCATGCCGGTATTCGGGCGCCGGAACCCCCGTTCGCGGTTATACTCTTGGATGTTTCTTTATATAGTCCTCCCAGTCAACACCCTTTAGTATCTTTATAATACTTCCACGGGTCTCTTCCCTTAAATGATAATTGGTTGATTGGTGTAACCATCCATGTTCCGCTCTTGTAACCTCTAATAGATTCTTCTTACTATTATCCGAACCATCCCAATTAATATGATGAACCACATTCCCCTTCTTTAACTTTGTCTTATAATACTTCTCATATAATTGTTTGAGTTGGTATGTGTGAATCATCTTTACACCTGTCTCTTCTTCAACCATGGGTCTTGTCTTATGTCCCATTGATTGTATGGTCTTGTTGTTTGCTTGGGTGATAAAGTCAGCCCATCTTAGATTGCCAGGGTGGTATCCAATATTCACATCAATTCTATCCATGGATTCATTATCACTTCGTCTGCCGGTATTGGCGTTGTGTCTCTCACCCAAGTTTGTTAATACATATTCCTTGAATGCTAGATAGTCATTAATCCATGGTTCATATACCGTGAGTCCTTTTCCACCATATGTACTATATCTCTTGTTATTTGGATTATAACATCTTTGTTTCATACCCATCCATACTTGATAGATGTACATGTGTTCACTCTTTCGATTGGAGTCACCGTGTTTTCTATTCTCCTCAACACGTTGTTTCATTAAATTCATCGCACTTTCTCTTGCTAAACATCCACAAGATTTGGTGTCACTTGATTTAACACTACAATACCTTAGTTCTTTTATGGTACCACAATCACATTGAGTTATTACAAATTTATCACCTTTTTTACTTCTTTTATCTGATGGACCAATAATAGTTAACCTATTATATTTTTTACCGATTTGTAATTCCTCATTCTTAATATTTTTAATACTGTATGAAGTTACACCCATTGTATATCTGGCAGTATCAACATAAGAAATAGAAACTCCGACAGCTTGTGCAATTTCTTTGTTATTATATTCTTTTAAAAGTGATAATTCTTTTATCGCTTTATATTTTTGTTCTTTTGTTATTAAACCCTCAATTTTAGGTACTACCCTTGTTTTTATTCTATTCTGTAAACATCCACAACTTGGTGTGCTCCCCCTTTTTACACATTTAATTAATGATCTATACTCTCTATTAACGATATTACCACAATCACACACACATTCAACTTGTCTTTCCCAATAATTGTAACCGTCTTTATTTTTTCCTTTATAAACTCTTTCAATAAGTTCTTTTGTTACTAACAATATCCCAAACTTTTTATTAGTTTCTATTTTTGTTTTTAATGTATAATTGGCCATTTTTAAATATATAAAAAATATATCTAAAAGCGAAATACTGATTAAAATATTTTAGTGTGAGTTTACATAATTATCCCACCCACGTTGATATAATGTTCTCTGATATTCAGTTAGATACAATGGATGGTGGTCGATTGGAAGACCTCTACGAGCATTATCGTACCCAAATTCATAATAGTCATTATCTGTTGGTTCCGTGGTTCTTAATAAACTGTTTAACACGTCTCCAATACTAACGACCCTTGCACCGACTATTCCTCTGAAAAACATGAATTCTCTTACTCTCATCCTTTTAAATATAAATAAAACGATTGAGAAAAAGAAATTTAAGATATTCTAAAATAAATTTGGAATATTCAAAATGTTGTTGTATCTTTGTGTTCTATTATTAATCAAATCAAAATATATGAAAAAGTTATTGGTGTTGTCGTTGGTGTTTATATCGTTTGTTTCTTGTAGTAAAGAAGATATTGGATTAAACAAAATTGGTTGTGAATGTAATGACGGTGCAAAAATACCATCAATTAATCAAGCCGATTGTTCTGCTATAATTACAACAACAGAACAAGTGTTAGTTAAAGATAGTAAAGGTATCCCAATATATCCAACAACATATATTACAGTTAAAACAACGTCAACACATAAAGGATTTAAACAATTCTTATACGGTAAAGGAACATTTTGTGATAACTATGGTAACTCAACTTATTGTTTAGGTAGAAATTATTAAAATTTAAATAAAACCTGGGAACAGAGTTATCTGAACACAATCTATTATGAAAAAGTTATTAGTATTAACAATGGTATCGGTAACATTATTTTCTTGTTCACAAAGTCCAAAGGATAAAATTATATCTCAAGCTGAGGATTTAGTACAAAAAGAAATAGTGCCAAATCTAAAAGACCCAAAGTCATTTGAAAAAAGTGAAATTATTTTAGATACAATACCCACAAAAGAATGGTTAATTGAAATGATGGGTTCAAATTTAAACACAATGAACCATAATGTGGACATGTCCAATATATGGATTGGTACCGACAATGGTAAGGCAAGAGAATTTCTTAATAAAAATCTATCATTACAAAAAACTAATGATTCTTTAAGAGTTGTTCACGATAAAACATCGGACACAAGTATTGCTCGAATTGAAGTTAATTACACATATAGAGCAAAGAATGGATTTGGAGCTTTAGATGTTCATACCGCTAAATTGTGTTATGTTCCAAGTGAAGACAAATTAACAATTTGGGAAAAATAAAAATGGTTCATAATAGAAAGGCCTCATCAGAAATGGTGAGGTTTTTTTATATCTCAAATAAATTTGGAATATTCATAATGTTATTGTACCTTTGTGGAACATTTAAAAACACAACCATGTTAAAGAAAGCCAAAAAAGAGAACTTGTTAAAAAACAGTAAAGGACAATACCGTTACCTATTTAATTGGGTTGGTGGTGGATTTAACGATATATGGGCCAAAAATTTGGTGGAGTTTAGAACCGAATTGAAACGACAGTTTGGAACTAGTGGATTGAAGGTGAACTACGATACATTACGTAAGTGTACACCAACACAAAGTAAAGAATGGGACCGTGGATGGGAAACTATAAAAATTAATTCAAACGGGAAATATGTTACGTGGACTAATATTTATAAATAAAAATATTATGAGCTCAAAGTTCTTCAGTAACCCACAAACTCCTAAACCTATCAAAGGTGATAAGAAAGTTAAAACTGCACAACCTAAACAGGTTAAGACCACACAAGTAAGAAAGACTGGTAGGGGGAATTAATTATTCTCTAAACCTCACCCATCTTATATTGATATAATCGGATGTGATTCCAAATCCCCAACCATCTACATATACACTATCCGCATCGTGTAATCTACCATTAGGTCCCACGATTGTTAATACACACGCAACAAATCCCGATGGGAATTGATTTAGAAATGAATGGATTCCGTAATAGTTTTCCTCAATAACATCATATTGTTGTTGGTCTAAGTTTTCTCTTTTAACAAACAACCAAGACGCACCATTATAAGGTTGAATTATAATTTCATCATCCTTATCATCCGATAGGAATTTAAATGATTTCATATCAATTTTGGTTTTATGTTAACATGATCCATACCGATGTCACCATTTTGTAATCGGTGTCTGTTGTGTAATATGTCCAAGTACCTTGGGTCAACTATTTTTAAAAACTTTAAGAGTTTATCCACATCTGATTTATCATTAAATAATCCATCATAGGTTGTCTTCAAACATCCATTGGTTGATATGTTTTGAATGGTGTAGAACATGATTCTTGTAACATCCATCATCTTCTCTATTTCAGATTCATTCTCTTTAATCCATTCATCATCTACCTTATATGGTACGTGCATTTTATTACCATTGTTGGTTACTTCAAAGTAAGCTAAACTAATTGCAACATCTCTATGGTTACCTCTATTGTGAATAATAACTTTATCAAATTTAGATATAACATCGAGAAGTTTGTAACCTCTCTCTTCAATACGAAATGGAAAATCTTTAACAACTATATTATCATCAACCAATAGTTTTGTGTTAATATCTTCATCACTCATTCCATCCCCATTACCAAAAAATGGTTCATGATAAAACTCATAATTTAATTCATGTGAAATGAATTTCATTATGGACATTCCACCACTTCTTGGATGTGTTAATATTAGCACTCTCATATTATATATTTCTCCACAACCAGAATAAGAATTTATTTTCTCTACGTTTCTTATTTGGTTTGTTTTGTTCTTTGACAATTTGTTCGTGACTTAAATAAGTATTCTTCTCACTATACTTATTCAACGACGTGTTATGTTTTCTCATAACATTACCACCAATGTGCATGTAAGGATTGCACGATGTGATTGATATTTTTATTATTAGTAGTAGTATAATCTTTTTCATAATCTATTATTTTCTTCAGTGTCTTGGGTTTATAAAGTTATATGTATCAACTAATATCTCCTGATTTGTTGCTCCACCCATTTCCCACAGTTCAAATACTCCATATACCAAATCTGAATAAGCGCTATGAACAAATCTCCTTATCTCTTCGTGGGTTGTTATATGACCTCCATTAATAAATCCAACCGTTCTATTATATAAATCTACCGACTCATTAAATAATGGATGATTTTCATTAAATATATTATAATGTGAAGTATAATGTGAATCCAACCTTCTATGGTATTCTTTTAGGAAACGAAGATTGCCGGTTAAACTGATTGTTTGATAATGATTGGGATTGATTTCTCTATCATACATATCCAACATAGATTTCACCCCCGATAAAAATTTAAATGGTTTCATTGTTTCTTATTACTCCTCTGAATATTAGTCGTCTATCCCTTGGCATATCATCAAAATTATCTTCGTTATAATGTATCATATTACTTATATCTGCATTGTCCACGAATTCATATGCAAATATAATATTATCCCTATTCATTTCCATAAACTGATTGTATGAGTACATATATCTATTGGTAGCCACCACCGTCATTGTCTTCATCTCCTCTGTATAAAAATTTCCATCCCATCTACTTTCCATATAGAATATTACACCCACAGGTCTATACATCCATTGTATTTGACCGAGGTAATCACTCCTCAAATACCATCTTTTCTTTATATCCTTTTGGAAGAACTTGAATGGTTTAATCATTTCTTCTAAATGTTAAAGTTATGTCAGCGTTCGTGTGAAATACTTCTCCTACCATATCTTCATTCCATTTACATTGTTCATAAATAATATGATTTGTCTCCGCTTCAATATCAACTGTCATAAAAGAATTAAATCGAATTTCTTGAACCATTCTTCTTGTATGTGGGGTGTTCATCGTGTGCATAACCACATCAATCATACCATTAATATCATAATCACTATATGAATTATATTTGTCTCTATATAATTTAGTCATAATGATAATCAACATATGTTTAACCGTATCATAATCCATTAGATTATTATCTACAATATATTTCCACGTGATGTCCAATACACCAATCAATAATGGAACATTTGTTGCATCATCTAATAAACCGGTTAGTTGCCAATTTATTTTTGTTTCGTTAGATCTAAAAAATTTGAATTCTTTTATCATATTTTTATTTTAAAGAAATTAACTATTCTATCTGTGAAAGGTACTTTATTCTTCTTTAACATCTCTTGATATTCCACCACTTCAATCGCCTCACTCATTAAGATTGGGGTTCCTCTTCTTACCTTATCAGACAATTCTTCAAGACGTTTATCTGTGAGTGTTTTTCTAAATTTCATATTATTTAATTTTGTTTTCAATATTTTTATTATGGAGTTCAACAAAATATTCCGCAATATTTTTATGTAACTCACCAGATCCAACTATCCAATATTCATCTTGACCCCCGTCATCAAAAAGTATAGGTTCAATAGGTTTAATCGTTCTACACCAACATTTTTCTCCTTGCGAGCAAGTTCCAATTTCCCATTTTACGGTTAAAGATTTTTCTTCCGCTTCTTCAAATTTCATATTAATAATTTTTAAGTAATCCAAATAAGAAACTGATTTGTACTTTCATACCTTGTCCCCATTCTATATAAAATAATGGGTGACCATAATTGATTTCTAAAATAGAAATCCAACTTCTTCCTACTCTGTAAAAATCAATTGCAAGTAATTCTACGTTTAATCTCATATTATTTGTTTTGGTTATAGATATTTAAAATTTTTTAATAACGATATTGTAAATAAAATACCAATTACAAATCCAAGTATTATAGCAAATCTTAAATTGTTTTTTTCTTTATTAGTCATAGGTTATTTGTTTTGGGTGGTGGAATTGTTGAACTATTATCAAATTCAAATCCATCATTACCTACGTTTGTTTGGTTATAGGTTTGGTTGTAGTATTCTTCTCCATATGAAATAGTATCCTCAACAAGACTATCCCTTAATTCATCTTTAGACATTTCATCAAGTTTTTCTTTATGTACTATTGTTTTAATAGAACAAGCATTACCTGCCTCTATTATCTGCTCTTTTTCTTTTTCAAGATAGTGTTCTGCGAGATTAATTATACCTAATACCATAGGTGACTCACCAATACGTTTAAGGTCACTAATTAGTTCTTGAATTGCTGTTTTCATAGATTATTTGTTTTTAAATTATATCAGGAAAATTATACATTGGATGTTCAGGACCTATTCTTTGTCCTTGCACTGTGTTCCCCTCTTCAATATGTCTAAACAACATAAATTTATATGGACAATCACTATTAGGGTCAGGCATAACTTCCGTTACATCAAAGAATACAAATTCATCTGTGTTATAATATTCAGGATATCTTTCGTCTATTGGTGGGTTAGGATTTACATTAACATAATTCATTCCCGTTCTACCAGACCACCTCAAATGTCCTCTATTCCACAACTCAATCCATTCAGTAACCACAGGGTCATTGATGATACCTTCATATGGATTGATGGTGATATTATTGCGACCAGCTTCCCACCCCTCAATGTATATTTCCATATGTATTAGGGTTCCACCTCTCAAATCCCGTGGCAACATATTCCAATGACGATGTGATATACCAAATGGTGGTGCATGTGTTATCTGCAACGGAATATATGGTTCATGCAACTCATTTATATATGTGTATCCATTAAGTAGTTTAAATGGTTTTATCATATGTATCTTATTGTTGATGTTCCATCTAAATGTTCATTTAAAAAATCTTCCATAAATCCAATTACCTGTTCATTTATTGAAACATAATTTGCATATCTATATTTTAATTCATCTACCATTGCTATAACGGATAATTCATCCATGTCACCATCGTAAATTAATTCTAATTGTGTATTTTGAACTCCCACATAAAAACTATGATTTTGTGTGGGACTAGAAAAAAAATGTGTTGGTGGTTCGTTTGATGTTATTACCTCAACAGGAATACCTCCAACCAATAGGTCGTAGTGATATAATCTTTTTGGTCTCCCCTCAAAAAATTTAAATTGGTTTATCATATTATCCTCTTCTTTGTAAATTAACTAATGGGACACTTACTCTATAATTTTCAGTATTCCCGTCTCTTGTAATTAAATAAACTATGTGAAACATTCCACCAATATTAATTCCACTTACAATCTTTAATAATGGATAACCATCAGGTTCAAATACATGCATTTGATATCCCCTCCAAGATAAACGAAGGTTCATACGTCTCCTTACAATATTAATAACCATAGCATCGTAGTTGGGTTCTGGTAGTGTTGCGAGATTTGGTACGGTCGGTAAGATTGTTTGAATATATCCTCTACCTATGTGTTCTGGTGATCTCCTTACTCTTGGAAATTCAAATTCATCGGTATAAACCTTCCCCACAAAAAATTTAAATGGTATTATCATCCTCTAAAAAATTTGAAGGTAAGTTTGTTTTGTTTCTTAGGTTGTTCTTGTAACGATTCCAAATAACCTAATCTATATCTTGCATATGCCTCATTAAAATTATGTTGGTTAATCAATTCATCTTTTAACTTTTGAAACTTTCTCCAATAATACCAACTAACTAATGACATAAACAAATGACTTTTGTGTATGTATAGATTATCTGTTAGTTTTATATCACCATCAAGAAAGAATATGATATTAACACCAGTACGTATAAATGTTACAGTAGCAATATCGTAACTGTATAGATAAAAATAATGTGATTCACCATAATCTGGTTCATACTTATACACTCCACGTTTCAATTCATCATATTTCTTTTTATATAACTCCACGTTTGGGTATGATACCACATTAAAAATAAGAATTACGAAAAATATCACAGCAAAAATTACTGATATTACTATTTGTGCGTCGGTCATTATCTTTTGAATTTAACCTGATGTAATAATAACATTGGAACAATTGCCCAAGCTATTAAACCAGCTGGAAAAATTTTAGCAATAACTTCCAATAATGTAAATTCATCATTGTCATCACCATGTCTTGATGATGGATGTTTAATCAACCAATACACTCCGTATATTGTTGTTACTATCCAATAAATTAAAAATAGTGTCATATTAAACGTTTGGGTATTTTAAGAACCATTGTGCAAATTTATATAACAACCGAATTATAACAACAACAATAAACATTGGTGCAGTTATGATCCAAGTTATTGAAAAGGACAAATAAGCCTGTGCGTTATTTTCCCAATCATCATAATCAGATACGTGTGGTGGGTCGTAATCAATTCCCAACTTCTTACCGAATAACTTTAAGAATGTTAGTGTTAGAATAAATCCTATTATGTAAATTAAAATGTAAATCATATTAAATCCTGTGTTTTATTTATTCTATATTTCTCACCCAAAGGAAATCCAACATTTTTAACTTCATCAATATTAATGTAGTTTACAATTTTTTCAAATCCATTATTATAATATAAATCTTCATATGAAATAGTGAAGTAATTTTCATTTAGATATTTTTCTTTGAATTCAGATTTTAATGTATTAAAATATTCAGTTGTTTTTTTGGTAAACAAATTTTCTTTTTTTGTGTAAACATATGGTACGTGCCACTCATCTTTATTCAATGCGATTAAATACGATTCTAATTGTTCTTGTTCATTTTCTCTGTATAATATAATAATTTTATCCGACACATTTAATAATGAATCCCGATTTATATTTGGGTAATATATTTCTTTTACACAAAGATGTTTAGTATCATATTTGTAATCTTTTGGTTCAATTTCGTTTTGATACCACCTGGCCGCAGAATTTGTTGGTTCTAATAGTGTGGTAAAATTTTTGTTAAGACGAAACCAATTGGCAAGATTTGTTGATCCACTCCTCGGTTCTGCTAAAATTGTAATAACCATATTATATTAAAGTTTTATAGGTTATTGAATTTTTAATATCATATAATTTATCTAAAAAAACTTCTTTACATATTTGTTTACGATGATTAAAATTAAAATATAGTTGTTGATTAAACTTACATATATCTAACACTTCAGGTGTGTTATAAATGTTTGATAACTCTACCGCACTATCTATGATTTGTTTTATTTTATCTTTACCACTCATACTATCATATTCTTCATTGATAACAGAATTAAATGTTTTATATCCCATATCCCTCAAAGTTTTTAGATGTCCCTTTGTTCCATATATAACAAATGGAATCCCTAAATATATTGCCTTCCATGTCTTTTCGGTCATGTGAATTTCTGAGTCTAATAAACCTGTTTCAGTAATGATATTAACTTTACTTTTATAATACCAATTTGGATTTATCGTATAAAGATATTCCTCATGAACAGATAATTCACTACCATACATTACATCATTTTCTAATTGGATTGCTTTAAAATTATCTACATCTATTTTTAGATAATCATTTAATTTTTTATTTGAAAAGTTTTTATCATTCTTGTTATCAACCCAACTGAATCTTGTATCATCTAACAACCCTCTATTATACAATTCTTCAATAATTTTAAATTTGTGATGATACATTCTTCGATTTAAACATAAAAATTTTTTATCAGGAATAATGGTATTATTTAAATCGTTATCCGTGATATAATTTTTTAATATTGTATATGTTTGTAGATAAAAATAAGGAAAAAAACAGGTGTTCAATGTAAAATTACCATACTTAATTTTACGCAAACCTGCATGATTAGAATTATTAGTTAGATAAATTAAACGATTTATATCTACACCATTTAGTTTTAATTTATTTAAAAAAGATAAACTTAACTCATCCGTAAAACTATGTGCCTCGTGTGAAAAATCCCCTATAAAATAAAAGTCTTTCTGTTGAAGTTTATTTAGTAATTCTATAAACTCTATGGAGTGTATATGTGTGGGACTAATTTTCCATTTAAAAACTAAAAAATTTAATTTGTTGGTATCAATTAAATCGATATCCACATCCTTAAATGAAATCGTTTCATCTATGTATTCAAGAGTCGATTGAATACAAGGATAGGGGTTAATTTTTGTATACCAAAAATCCATTTCCATATTATCTTCTATTTAATTGTCTACCCGCAGCAGATGGTGTACGTAAATAATTTTGATAGTTCATGTAACGTTTTTCATTTGTCTCTTGGACTGTAAATTCAAACCAATTACTCCACATTCTAGTGACAATACAATAATACCCACAAAAAATAAATGTAGAACCGATTTGTAGTCTACACATCTCTTTGTGGATGTTTCTCGGAAAACCCTTGAAAAATTTGAAGTCCATAGTTTATAATTATCTAACTCAAAGATAATGAATATTTTATGATATACCAAAAAAATATTTGGTGGTATTAAAATACATTATTAACTTTAAAGTCTAAATTAAACCTATGAGAACTGAACCAATTGCTTACGAAAAGTATCTAGTGTCCCAAACCAACAAGATTATGGAAAATAATCCTTCTATGACATGTGCAGTTGAGATTGTTGCCGCAATGTTATATGAAGATTGTAAAAGGATAAATCACATGGCCTTCGATATTCTAAGTGAGGTATGTGAATCTGGATGGACTATTGAAACTTTTGATTTAGCAGCACAGAATGTACTAAACAGGGTAAATAGTGTTAGTGTTCAATAGGTACATCAATATTTCTAGTGTCACCGTATTCATAAATTTGGTCAATTACTTCTAAAAAGTAGTCGTGGTATGCCTTTTCACCAAATATTCCAACAACAATGGAACGGTTCATTTCCATAACATCGGAAATTCTTAACATTGGTGAATCCTTCCTCAATGTTATTGTGTCATTAAAATATTTAAATGTTAATGAGTAGGGTACTTTGTTATTTGTCATTTATTGCTATTATTTGAACGTTACTTAATTTAACTTGTTCGTCATCTTTACCAACTAAAATGTCAATTCGATTCTTATATCTTTTATTCATAACATCTTTTACTGTGTAATCTCCATTGTATTTACCGGCTTTACGGATTCTAACTTTTTGGTTAAACTTCCACTTCTTTTTAAGATCTCGTGATATTGCAATGATTTTGTGTCTCTTTGGATTTAATGTGTCAATTTTAAAACCCGAAGCTGTTATGTTCGGAGTCGAGTCGGTTTGTCCCACAGAAGGACTATACGTGGTGAGAGTTACCACATCCACATTCACCACAGTTTTGGTTTCCGTGTGAAATACCCTCGAAGGTAATAAATCTCCCTTACCTAGTGTTTCGGGTAAAAGAAAGAATAATAGTATTATGTTCTTCATACCACAAAGGTACAAACATTATTTGAAAGCACCAAAAAATATTCTAAAATTAATTAGAATATTTCATTTCTTTTTCATTGATGCTCTGAGATTACAGATTCTTTTCTTAATTTCTTTTATTCTAAAATTCTTTAACCATTTACTAAAAAAATTAGTTGGAGATTCTTCTTCTACAAGTTTTAGATTTTTTTCTAATTGTTTGATTAGTTTGAACTTAGGCATTAGTTTAAGTTTAATTGTTAGTCAATTATAAACTGTTCACACCCATCTTTTGATGTCACAGTTTTAATTAAAAACATGTGGGTCTCTTGTTTGCGTAGATTTTTCATTTTCTTTTCCGCAGATTCCAATGAATCGCAGGTTATTACATGTTGTTCTTCCGCAGCAATTAGTCCAATGACCTCTATATGATATTTAATTTTTATTTCCATTTAGCGAAGATATTGATATTTTCGGATATTCCAAAAAATTAATCTTAATCTCCACTATCAATGGTAAATGCACTTCCACAACCGTGTGTACATTTATAACTATTGTAACAATTACCTAATTTTTGATCATGTACGAAATTATGTAAACATGGTGTTCCATCGGGTCTTAGGTTAACTTCACCTGAAGGTCTAGCAAACATACCATAACCACAGTTACCACAAGGTAGAGTGTGGGTTTCAGAGTCATAACCCGAATAGACTCTATAGTGTTTTGATTCCTTGGTTGAATCACAAGGTTGTCTTTTGGTCCCATTACATGCGGGACAAGTTCCTTTTTCCATATTAATAAGTTTTGTTGTACAAATATACCAAACATAATATTAATCACCAAATAAATTTTGGTATATATTTATCAATAATGAAATTACAGGATATTCTATTGGAGTTATTGATGTTAGGTGTCGACCAAGAAAGGTTAAGACAGTACGGTGAAGACGTGATTGATGAATTTGAAGCTGGTCCTTACACAATGATATTAACCAAAAACAAACACAATGGAAACTACCAAGTTGGTTTGACGAGTGATGAACAAGAATTTACCTCAGTTGCTTCACAAATGAAGAAACCAACAACTAAATCAAATGGTGAAATTATTCAAACTTGGGGTAGGATATCGAGAAAATTGAAGGAATGGGTTAACGTCCATGAGAAAATTGCAATAGGTTCGTTTAATAAAAGTAGAACCTCAAAGTATCGTAAAATCTTATTGAATTTCGGTTTAAATGTCACCGATATGTACACCCAAAGTCAGGGTGACTATTTCTTTGTGTATAAGGATAAAAACGAAGATTAAAACGCATTTAGTAATTTAGCAATTCCAATGATTGTAACCATTGTTAACAATATACTCACAACAACAACACCAACAGGTTCTAACCTCCAACTTTCTTGAAGAACTATCTTTACCTTCGTCCAAAACTTTGGGTTAACGGTTGTTACTCTTGTTGATTGAAATAATCTTATTGGGTTATCATTTAAATCTCTATGTAATCTTTCCCCTTGTTCGGCAGCTGCGTCTCTATTCAAATTCCATTGTTGTTGAGTAATAACTTCACCTTCTATAGGTCTTTGATACATCTCTCTAGTGTGGTACAATCTTCTTCTACCCATATGACCTTCAGGAGTGTCATCATTAAACGATGCGGTGGCATATGTTTGTCCATCCATTACATTTAATGTCCCAACATATCCTCTGAAAAATTTGAACTTGGTCATTACTTAATATTTGAGGTGTAAAATGTGTTTGCTGTGCCTGTTGTTAAAGTTCCACCGAAACCTCCCGTTGTGTAAGTTATCCCATTTGGGTTTGATGTTGTTAAAGTAGAACTTGTTATGGTTCCTGTTGTTATTGTTCCGTAACTTGGTATTGTAAATGTACCATAACCAGGTGTTGTTGTTATTGTATATGGTTGTGGAATTATGTAACCTGGATTAGTTACCCATGTAGGTGTATAGTTTATCCCATTCCAATGTGGTGTGTATGGGGTGACAATTGTATTTAAATCATTTATTCTATTAATTGTACTCCAATCAATATTTGTTAATGGGTTTATTTCTTGATAACCTCGTAATAATTTAAATTCTCTCATAACATTAAAATTTTAAAACCTCTTTCCATAACAGAAAGATTTCATCATTATTTAGTGTAGAGACTTCATGTGTTGTTTGTTCGTTACCGAAAAACTTTGTGTTTGTGTAATGACATTCATCTTTAACCAAACAAGCCACTTCACCATTTGATGAATGATAGACTCTACCTATACTATTATACATATCTTGTTTTGTATTTACATAACCCACAAATTCAACACATGGGTGATTTTCATATTTCTTTACATTTTCATTATAATATTCGTCCTTTAATATTTTACCATAAATGTAAATTTTTGTACATCCATCCTCCAACGCTCTTTCAATTGAAACATGTGTTTGTTTCCTTCGCTCAACGGTTCCAATAACACCAGCAACCAAATTTAATTCAGGTTTATCGATTGGTGTCAATGGTTCTTTTGGATTTGGGATGACCATATAGGGTCCATCATATCTGTTATGATATTTTCTATGTTCTTCATGACTAAAAACTAAATTATCCCAATAATTTGGTATGTCCGCAACTTCAAACCACCATTTTTCATGACAACATAATACAATATTTTTCACATCTGGTCTTTTTTCTAATTTTATAAAATGTGTTAATAAAATATCATCCTTGTCTACTTTTATGTTATTTGACTTACCTGATTTACATTTATTTAAATGAAAATCATTAGGACCATAAAAAATTGTCTCAACCCCCTTTTCGTTAAATAAATTTGTTAAGTTGATTAAGATAGTTGTGGATCCTCCCTCACCTGAATATCCTGAAATTATTTTTACCATTATATTATAAATTGAAATCTTATTTGGTTTATTAAATCGTTTGTAGTGTAATTCATTATCACTCTATGATAATCCTCAAGATATGGCATCATTCCACCATCGTTAATTTTTATTCCTTCTGTTACACTTGATACGTAATATGAGTAACCCAAAAAATCATATTTTTTTGGAAATATTGTTGTTTCATATTCGCCACTTGTAACTAACTCACGAGCGAATAATTCCATTTGTGTATGGATTTCATTAACATCGTTTTCTGTTAAATTCAAAAACTCATCATAAAAAAATTTAAACTTCTTCATTGGGTATCATTATAAATTCAAATACAAATTCTGTGCGAGGATTTTCTAAAACAAACAACGGGAACACGTCGGTTGCTCCATGAAGATTAATAACTTCTTGTTCTCTATAATCTTCATCAGGTCTTAACACAGCATATAAATAATATGTTACATCACCAGGATTATTATCAATCAAATGTCTCCATTCCACATAACTTCGGTGACATATATCTGATTGAAAAATCATATCTCCTCTTTCCATATAATATGGTTCATATCCCAAGGTATTGATTCCATTTTCATTAAAATCATTTACCAACCCAACTCCAAAAAATGGTGCTGTGGGTTGTTCAATACAAAAGGATGTTCCGTGAAAAAAAGTGAAGGGTAACATATGAACTAATATAAATAATTAGTTCGAAAAAACAAAATTTAGTCGTTATAAAGTCCTAAACGTTCGGCGACTTCTGACATATCATCGTGTCCAAAGTCCTGTAGAGTACTAAGAATTTCGTCTCTGTTAGAATTGTTATTATTAGCAACTATGAGGGATATTTTACGTCTTTCGTGGTTAGACTTGGAGTCATCGAACATTTGCATAATGGCTTTGAGTCTCCAATCCTTGGGTCCCATCTCATTGATGGTGGATTTAACTAAACTCTTTATTTCATCTTCAGATAGGAATGACTTCATGTAAATAAATACTCCCCAATTAGACTTTATCTAAGTGAGGAGTAAGAAATTTCTGTTTGTATTTTATAAGGTAATCACATTTTTCATACTCTTCAAGGGATTCAAAATGTGAAATGACCTCATCTATAAATGTTGGTAGGAAATCGTTTTCGATACTTTCACCTTTCCCAACTTCACTATATTGGATTGCGTAGTTTTGGAAAACCTCAAAAATTTTATCCATAAACCTTTTTCTGGTTTCACCCGATGATTTACCTCTTAAATTGGCTCTACTAACTAAAGCCCTATACATTTCCATCATCTGACGTAACCCCATTTCTTTTGACATATCATTGAATTTTAGAATACAAAATTACTAATATTTTTATAATATTCCAAATAAATTAAGGATTATTCAACTTCCTTGGGTTTAGTTTTTTCTCTAATTTCATTAATAACCACCTGTGACTCGTAATCGTGCAATACTATTCTTTTCGTATTTTCATCAGGAATACCCGACACCAATGGAAAGTCCTTAAATAACATTTTATCTAAATCTTCTTCGTCCATTTTTATTTCTCTTGTCACCACCACAAATTCATCCATTTCTACGGGTAATTTATTAACCCAATCTCTTAATTCTTTTAATAGCATATTCTTTTTTATATAATTTAAATAATTTTTTTGGTTTTATAAATTAAAATTATAATTTATTTATAATATTTTTCCTTTAATCGCTTCGCGTAAGAATCATATTGATAGTAATCTTCCTCTATGAATTTATTACCCCTCCTTATAAAAACGGTTTTATTTTTAATCTCATTTGTGGGGCTTGTGTATGGGTCCATTCCCGTATCTGAATAGGTAATGTCTTTTTTTCCATCACCATTAAAATCATAATAAATAAGTTTGTTTCGATAATTGCCCCTTTTAGTACCCGATATATTTTCTATCCAACTAACATCTCTTATAAATGACCCGTCTTTCTGTTGAATGTACGCATCTATTGACCATTCTAAATGATTCGTTGCACTAATGTTAATATAATCATTAAGACCATCTAAATTCAAATCATCAACTATGTAGTCGAATACATTACCTTGGGTTACGTATGGTGTTGTTATTTTATTAGTTAATACCGTTCCTTTTCCATCATTTAAAAATATTTGATTCTCAATATTGGTTGCAATGATTGCATCATTTATACCGTCCTTATTGATGTCTTTTATTTTACAATAAAATGGTAAATCGTTCCTTTCTGATACCAAAAAATCTTTGTTGGTAAAATATGGGGGTGTGGATGTTCCCCAAAAAACGTAAACTCTTGGATTTGCCATAATTAACAAATCAGGAATTTTATCCCCGTTTAAATCACCCACCGAACCATGTTCATAAACAACATTTTCATTTGGTAAAGGGGGTTGTAAATCTAACTCAGTTAAATCGTATCCACCTTTACCGTCACTTAAACAAATGGTAATAGGTTCGATTCTATTTTTCGGTGAGGATTCATCTTGATGACCAAAAATTACCAAATCAACATAATTGTCACCATTCAAATATATTGGTGACACTTTAGTCGGTGCACCAATAAAATTTGTTTTATTATTTATTAGATTCTTTTCTACGAATGTAGTATCAACAGGGTCCCATATTAAAAAACTTAATCTAGATTTTTGTCCTCCGAATGCACTACCCCCATTAAAAACATCAATGTAACCATCATTGTTAAAATCACCATTACAAATAGCTTGAGTCCACGCACAATAGGCATCACCTTGTGGTAGTGCATAAACTTCAAAATTCTTTTGAAACACACCAATCATTAAATCACTTAATACTGGTGTATTCTCCCAATAATCAGTTCCTAGTTGACGAGCCTTAGGGTCAACAACATATCCTTTAAACGTTACAACATCCGTTAATTGTTTAATAGGTAAAATATCTTCTTTCTCACAAGAGAAAAGAAAAAATGAAACTAAAAGAATTAAATAGAATTTTTTCATACTATAATATTTGAATACAAATATACGAATATTTCTAGTATATTCCAAATTATTTTACAAATAGTTGTATAAGAACTATTGTAAACCCTAACATCAAACAGATTGCATTTTTTAAATCTAATGGTTCTTTGAACAGGAAGTGGGACATTAATGTAAAAATGATAACGCCAACACCAAAACCAACCAATCTACTTGGCCAAATTTGACCACCAAATCCTACGATAAAGTTATTAACTGATAAAATGTACACCCAACCAAGTGGAACACTTGCTAAGATAACCAACCATTGGTATTTCTCGTACCATCCATACTTATAAGATCCTTGTAATTGAAGGAAGGTTCCTACCTGTCCTATAATACCGAATAGGATTCCCAATAATATTTTATTATAATTCATATGTTATAATGTAAGAAAAATTTCTTGAAATAAAAAACCCCACTTAAGTGGGGGTTTATGTTTTAGTTGATGTATAATCTTAAATTATTGTAGAGTGCTACAGGATTATCCTCCGCAATTAAACCATACTCACCCGTCACCTTTTCGTGAATCACTTTCTTATCTTCATTGATGTACTTACTAATGATGTTTACAAATCCGTAATTAGATTCATCAACTTGGTCTTGTTCGGTACCAGGTAATCCACAATACAATGCCTCACCAACTTCGCTGATGAACATACCAGAATAGAATCCCTCAAGTTGGAAGGTGTCTACAAATTTGTCAGCATTACACCAAATAAAGACGCTGTTGTCCTTTTGTTTCAAAAGTGGTACAATCGATTGGTCAATGATGTAACCTCCGTATTTCGACCCACAATCAGTAAATTGACCTATATTGAAAAGTCCGCCAGGACTGCCGTGTCCCATCATCATAACTCGGTCATGTGATTCAATTAATTTAATCACCTCCATTTTACTCATACCACCTGTTACAACTGTTTTGTTAGGGACGTTTTTATAAACAATTTCCAAAAACGTTGTGCTTTCATCCGAAGGATGTATAATTAATGTTTTCATATTATTCTATTTTTGATTTTATTTTGTTAAAAATTGAGTCTGCAACATCTTTATAATCATCATAACATTTATAACGATTGTTAAATTTTTTGAGTGAATCTAAAATTGTTGTGTGGTCCCTGTCAACCATTCTACCAATTTCAGTTACAGGATATCTGAATATCTTTCTCATGACTGCTATGTACATATGACGAGCGTCAACTACTTCTCTTTTCCTAATTCTTGTTAGTATCCTTGTCGAACTTACCGAACAATGTTGGGACACTATTAATAAGATTTCTTCTTTGGATATTTTATCTCTATCAAATTTCTTTACTTTAACATAGTCGGCGGTATCTTTAATACCAGGATATACGTATGGACTTATTTTAGACAATATCATTAAGTAATTTTAGAGTACAAAGGTACGGGTTTTTTTGGAATATTCCAAATATATTTAGAAATTACCAAAAAGATATTGGTAAACTACTTGTGGGATTCTGGTACAAATGTGTGGTTCTCCTTGAGAATCAGTACATTCCAATGAAGGTAACGTATTAATATATTTCTTCATATAATTAGGTGCGTTGTTCAACTGAGAAACAATATGTCGCTTTGAGTAAAGCTTTTCAGGATTATAATATTCGTTCAAAATTGTTTTGTATTGACTTTCAGTTAGGATTAATTTCATACCAATAAATATCAGGTATTTTTTCTTTTTTTCCAGTATTTATCTAGTATACTAGAACTAGTTGCTTAAATCTAGAAAACAATACTAGTAGATACTGGATAGGATTAATTACCAAAATTAAACGAAGAGGGGGTTTGAGTTACCACATCAAGATTTTCTCTATTCTCATAAAGTGATTCCTCAAGTCTTTCTTCCTCCATTTGTTGTTCTAACATCGGCATTTCTTCAGTTTCTTCTTCCTGAACTCTCTCAATTCTATTTCTAATTCTTTCCGCTCTATTTTCACCAAGTTCTTCAATCGGAACCGAACCACTTTTATAAGAATAACCTATTTTTAAATTCTTTTCTTCTTTTCTTCTCTCCTCATCCGAAAGTAGAAATCTATTTGTTTTAGCACCCTTACCTTTAGATTCGTTGTAAATTACCAATCTTAAATCATCTGTCAAATCAGTATCTAACGAGTCAACACGAGTGTCTTTTTGATTCCAAAATGAAAACTCTGGATCTCCTTTATCTAATGAATAAAAACTCGCAACTTTATAACCTGTTTTTTTGTTGATACAATAAATCAACACACCTTTGTTTGAGTACTTCATAAAGTAGTCAGGATTATTCTCTTGAGTTGTGCACCATTTAGTATTAGAACCATACTTCCGAGATGATTGAAATGTTAATGGTCTAAGTAATAACCATTCTTCAGTATCCAAAACTACTTTAACTTGTTTTTCTAAATCTTTACCTTGGGAAATCATTTCAGCAACACTAACTGAATTTGTTATGTCTTCAAATGAATTATACTTAGATAAATCATTTTGTTTAATTAGATTTCTTTCATTAAACTCACAAAACTTTTGAAATGTTTGAAGATCTGAAACATTAAACATTGTATCAATTAATCTATAAAAGAAAACGATTTGTAATTTACCAAATCCTTCCCATTCTTCTTTTGGTATGTTAAATTCGGTGGACAGCTTTTCTTTAATCTCATCAACATGGTCATCAATATTTCTGGTTTTTTTCATTAACCTCAACAAGGTGTCGACATATTTTGATTTTTTTTCGGGTACAAACTTCTCAAATAGTTCATAGAAGTTTAGATTGTTTTCTTGATTAGTTCTTAGTTCCCTTGCTTTCGACATATTATGAAATTTTAATAATTTACAAAAAAGTTTAATTGTTCACAAAGATAGTGATTTTTTGTGAAATCACAAAATTTATTAGTATTTATTTTTCTCTGATTTACCTAAATGTATGTGACCTTTAATTGTTCCATTTAAATTATCTTCCTCAATTTTTCTATCAACGACTACAACGGTACTATCAAGACTTACCATTTCTTGAAGTGTTTTCTTTGCAATTGAGCCAACATATTTTCTTTTGTGTTTTGTATTATCAACACCCAATAATGGTGCCTCAAATTCAACTTCCATTTCTAAAGTGATTGTGTATTTAAATAACATATATCTTGTTCTTTATAATCAAATATACTAAAATAATTGAATAAAAAAAAACCTCACATTTCTGTGAGGTTCGTATTATAATTTTTTATTATTTATCGAATTTCTTAACAACCTCTTCGGTACCATCGGGATTGGTTTTGTAAAGAACATAACCTGTCGCACCAACCAATCCTAATTTTAATTCCATTCCACCTTCTGAACTGTCATCGACACCGTCAATTTCGTCCAAATTAGCGTTCATATTTTCAGTAACAATCTTAGTTACAATTCTTTCAATATCTGATTGTTTTATCTTAATAGTTTTTGACATGATTCCTGTTTTATATATAAATACTTGTTATTAGGTTTTATTCTTATAAATACACTATAAAGATAAAAAAGTGGGTAGTTCTAAGTCCTTACTTGATATTCTTTCTAAATAACCACTCACTCTCCATTTGATATTCAAAGTTGGGTCGTTGTATATAATTCCACCTTCACTTTCTTTGTTGTATGGGTTATCAACTTTATATTGGAATATTGTATTATCACTTAATGCTGAGAATCCGTGAGCACATCCTCTTGGTACGAACACTTGTTTGTTTTTTCCCCAACCAAGTTCAACCTCAACAACCTTACCATAACTTGGGGAACCCTTTCTAATATCAACGATAACATCCAATACTCGTCCGGTGATACACGTAACAAGTTTAGCCTGTTCATAGTCACCAGTTTGAAAATGAAGTCCTCTAATGGTCCCTAAATGAGAAAATGACATATTATCCTGAATGAACTCCACTTCATACCCCACATTTTGATTGAATATATCTTTATTATATGGCACGGCGAAGTAACCACGTTCGTCCACATATGTGTCGTGGGTTATTACGTAACAACCCTCAATATCTGTCTTATTAAATTTCATTATTGGTTTCCTCCTAAATCAAATTCATCTTCCCAATCCTTAGTTGTTTTGGGTTTGCGTTTGGTTCTAGTTTTTACAAATGGTTCTTCACTTTTAATTCCATCAAATTGTTTTGGATTTGGTTTTGATTGAAATGTAATCTTAACAGCATCCTTTTCCAACTTAGTTAATCTTTCTTCTAACAATAGTAAACTATCATTTGTTAAAGATATTTTTTCAGTCCAAAAAACAATCCCTATTAATAATATAACCACAAATAAAATAACCATAAATAATAACATAATATTAGTTTTGATAAAATGTAAATAAAAAAAATGGGATAAAAAAATTATCCCACAACATTTTTCATTCCATCTACATGATGATCATCAGGCCCAAGTTCAGAACCTATCGGTTGTTTCTTCATTGGGTTTAATATTTCATGATGTAAATCATATGGTCTAAATTCAAGATGTCCGTCCATACCAACATCCATTCTTCTAAACAATATCTTCTTTTCATTTGGGAGATGAGAGTGTCCATGAAGATGGATACGACCCTTAGCAAGACTGTTCCAAGATAGTATTGGAAAGTGCATACATTCCATCGTTTCACCCATGTGATTTAATTGTAAAAACCATTGTGTACTTGTGAACAAACTTTGACAGTTCTCCCTATTGTTCACAATATGATGGTCGTGGTTACCATAAATTAAATGTATCTCTTTACATGTAATTCTATTACGTAACTCTTCAATGTTTTCAAATCCACCAAATGACCAATCACCAAAATGTATCAACACATCATCTTGACCAACAACCTCATTAATGTTATTAACTATTGATGCGTTCATCTTATCCAACGTTTCAAATGGGCGTGTTTGTTTTTCTGGTACCTCACCATTCGGCAATCTCCAATTAGTTATTCCACGACATATATTTGTGTGTGAATAGTGTGTGTCCGAAGTCACCCATACTTTCCTATCGTTTGGAATCTTTAACATTATTTCTGAAAAAATTTAAAATCTTTATTATTAAATCTTCTATTTGGTGGTTCTACTCTTGATATTGGTGGTGGGGGTGGAATAGTTCTATTAGAATATACATGAGGTGGTATTCTTTGTCCAATATTACTTGTTCTTTCTCTGTTAATTAATCCCAAGGTTTGAAACCATTTCCTATGTCTTTCATTACTTTCCATTACTCCATAATATTTCTTCTTCTCTTCAACATCCTTTCCCACTATTAAAGCTAATATTGGCCCTAACAATATTGCACCTATTATCATATCCAAACCCAATGTGTAATGTTTATTATGATAATACATTACATATGTTGATGACATTATCCAAACCAATATTAAAAAAACAATTAATAACGTACTCATTTAATAAAATTTATTTTTAATTATCGGGTAACATATCAGGATCATTTAATATTCCCCTTTTACTTTTAATAACATCTTTAATGTTTTCTTCGTAATTGGTTTTACCTGATTGTTGTGTTGTCATTGTTTCACCTCGACTTGTAAAATAATGAAAATGTGTTCCATCATAAAATCGATAAATCTTGACACCATCTTTTTCAAAAAGATATGTAACGGAATAATCATCATTATTTGTTTTTAATTTTTCAACACCATCTCCATAGCAAGAAACAAATGTGATTGAAATTAAAAGTAATAATAAAAGTTTAGAGGTTCTCATGGTTAATATATTTTGGGTGTTTTATTTCTTTAATAAATTGTTTCTTTGTAATCCATTCTTTTATTTCCCTGTTTGCACTACTCAATGATGAGTGAGCAAAATAAGATTCCTTCCATACAAACCCAACTCTTTGTGTTGGTATATAGAAAACATTATTATCATCGTGACGAACGACTTTGACTTTATAATTAACACATGACTGTACCGACAACACTCCCATTATCGATACCACTAATAAAACGATTTTTTTCATATTAATAAAATTTTCTAAGTACTTCAATAACATCCCAAGCATCTTCCAATGCGTTGTGGGTAACAATTCCATTAACACCCGCACGTTCTTTACATTGTGTTAAGTTTGGTAATGACTTATCATTTGTCCAATCAACCATTAATATTGCAGGGTCCAATACTCTTTGACGAGTACGGATTAATTTTTGCCACCAAGGTAATTCTTGTAAGAATAGTTTATCAAACGTTCCAAAGTTTTTACCTGCAACATTTAATGTGATTGGTTTAGTTTTACCATCAATGATTGGTGTTAATTTTCCATTCACATGAGTTGATTGTGAATCTAAAAGTGAAAATCCATTACACCATAGAAACATATAGAATTCTTTGGTTACCTCGTCTTCATGATAAAAACTATAATCGGAATGTGTTTGCATAAGATGTTTAGTCTCATCGGTACCCTCAAGATATTCACCAACCATTTGAATGATTCCTCCATTCATCGTGATTGCCCTTGGTGAACCGATGATTTCATTTTGAAGAACTATCGCATTGAACTTAGGACATTCCTCGTAAGGTAATTTCTTTTCGGTATCTTCAATGATTGCACCGATAGATAATACTTTGTGTTTCTCGTGATCAAGACCTGATGTCTCGATGTCTATTGATACATATATCATATTAAATGTTTATAATTTTAACAAAAATCATCTGATGATGAAACCCTAAGTCCATCTACAATTCTATCGTCATATTTTGGGTCATCAAAAAATGAACCCATACCTTTTGAACGTTGTTCTTTTCTATATTCTTGGTCCACAACCAAACCGTCGGGTTCACCCCAATTAAGTGCCATCACAATAAACTCATTCACCTCTAATTCTTCCCCATATTCGTTAACCACTCGACCCGAACGAATAAATTCAAGTAGACTTTCTTTATCTTGATAGTATTTGTCTTTGTGAAAATTCCAACAGAACTTCCAACCTGAACTTCTTTTACCTAAATGAATATTTGTTCCATTGATAAACATTTCCCAAGGTGAAAACCATTCCCAATCTTTTGTTGGTGAAATATATTTCATTTCTCTTTCAAGGTTTTCAACAGACATATCCATTGATGTAACTTGTTGAATTAGAGTCTGTTGTCTCTTTAACATCTCTTCTTTTGTGGGTATTCGATAATAGTTTGTTGACATTTTAGTAAGTTTATATGCAAATTTACGTATTTTTTATGATATAACAAAATATGTAAAAAAAAATCCCCACATTTCTGTAGGGATTGTTAACTGAAACACTAGTGTGTCAATCCTTGAATACTTACCAAGGATGGGTCCAATTATTTAATTATTCTCTTCATTACATTTTGAACAATTGAATTAACATAACTTTCATTAAGTTGTGGTTCTTCTTGTCCTTGTGTTTGTTCTTCATCATCGTTAAACGCCGCTAAACGTGCCGCTCTATTTGATCTGATTTCTGCACGTTGTTCATCACTCAATTCGTAGTTTACAATCTTAGCTCTTGTTAATTGTTCAGGGATTGGTATTTCCATGATTTGTTGTACAATCTCACTTAGAACTTCTTGTAATCCTTGTCTGATTGCCTCGTTGTTTGCAATTGTATCTTTACTCGATATGTCACCACTCAATGGATTTTCTTCCAAATCAATAGTTCTTGAAGCGGTAAAATTATAATCTTCAGCCAATTTTGCTCTCTCTATTTGACCATTGTTTCTAATGTTTTTACCATGTTCGGTTTTAAACGTTGCATTGATTTTATAATATTGAGTAACACCTTGACCTAACATACCATCGATAGTTAACAATGAAGTCACACAAGTATCAAACGTTGTTGGTGATAAACCATATTTTTCTAAATTGTACAATTCAGTAAACCCTTCCCATCGACCAGAACTCTTTTTAGTTTTATCCCAGTTGTCATAAACTTTATTAAATTGACGACCTAAATGGTGTTCTCTATAAAATTTTTCATCGGCACTTGTTACACCATTTACATTTCTTACCGCTGAATTGTAGTAATCCCTAACATTTTCATATGAATTAAATGAAAGTGTTTGATATGTAAATGCATTATTAGTAAATTTACTATGTCTATCTAAGAAAGCTCTTTCATTAATACTGATTTTTGGAATACTATTTTTTTCTAAATAATCTTGAACTTGACTATTAATTGTCCGTTGAGCAATTGGATATAACATATACCTTTTGATGTACTCGGCGTCAGCTATCTCACTATCAAATCTTACTCTTGCATCAATTGTTTGACGTTCACCTTCTGGTTCATATACTTCAAATTCTCCGGTTGTTACTCGAGGTTCGCAAGTTGGGTTTGTTTTCTTTTTTGATATGTAAAATTTACCATATTCTTCTTTTAACGCATTAATTGCCGATTGATGTGTTTGAATAAACTCATCAATTTGACTAAGACATGGGTAAATAATAACAATTGGTTGTTTAGTGGTTTTGTCTAAGATTTTGTGTCCAATATGACTACCTTTAGCCTTACCTGATCTTAACTCAGAACCTCTGGCTTTATATGAACCCTCGTAACCTTTACTATCTTGAGGTTCACTCATGATTGGTTCCCAAGACTTTTCAGTTCCTTGTTGTTTTTTAAAGTCAGCTAATTCGTCTATGTCCATTTCTAACGAGTTTTCGTTCAACATCGTTATCAATTCACTTTTTTTAAATTCTCTCATATCTGTTAAAATTTCTTATATGTATATAAATACTCCAATTATAGTATTTGTATCATTACACATTCATTTTAAGAACACATTCGAGATGGTTGGTATTAACCAAATAGTCGGTATCCACATTTGAGGTGTCTCCACCACAATATTCACAAACCCATTGACTCGTTGTGTCAATCTTTTCCATACCATAATTTTCGTAAAAATATTGTCTAATTTTACCCCCTAACTCAAAATTGTTGGGGTACGTTGTCACGTAATGTTTTGGGATGGTAATCATGTCTCTACTCTCAGGACCACCTTTAAGGTGACATTCTAAACATAGTTGACCAGCACCCTCTATGTAACCAGTTCTAAAATCTACGTGTGTGTTAATGTTGGTTGTGGTTTCTTTACCACATAAAATACAAATTTCGTTTGGCATAATAATAAATTTATAATATGAATATAAACTTATTATTTTGTATTAAAAAGTGTTTTTGGGGAATTACACGTAAGTATCGGTTGATTTGTTCTTATTAAGAGAAGCATAAATTGGAGCCGCGATTCTATTTGCTTGAGCCGCAATTTTATTAATAGACTTCTCATATCCACCACTTGCATATCTTTGGTTGTTTTTATTGACAAAGTTTGCCAATAAATCATTAGCGGTTTTACCTTTTACCAAGTAACTCCTTGCAATTAAATTATAATATGTGTCAATACCACTCTGAACGGTACCATGTTGAACGTTTGCTCCTGAATCTGTATTTCCTACGTTAAATGGATTGTTTGTTCTAATTGGTCTACTTTTAGGGTCCGAGTTTCCAATACCTCCTTCGGTAGCCAATTGAGCTAAAGCCAATTCAGGTGGAACATACTTATTATACTTTTGGAAGGCGTTTTTAGCTCCTTGGGTTAACATATTACCTTTAATACCCAATAAGTTAGGTGGTCTGGTTTTAATAAATTTATCACATATTTCAGAATATGCATTTTGACCCTCATTGGTTGTTAAATCTAAATCTGTAAATAATATACCACCACCTGTTGTGGATGCCTTATCTATATATGGGTCTAAGTCACTAGGTTTTAAATTTTTAACTAACAATTTAGAGACCATTGAATCAACCATTTCGGGACTTATAACCGACTCACTTCCGTTACTTGATTGGTTAGGTGTTGAGAAATCATAACCACCTTTACCTATAAAATTCATTGGGTTAACTAATTGTCCATCTTTTCTTAATGTAAAATGTAGGTGAGCCCCTCTAGAATTACCTTTACCAGAGTCGTTAGCATCTCCACCACTTAAACCCACAATATCTCCCGCATTAACATTTTGTCCTTGAGTTACTTTAATATCTTTAATATGACAAAATCCAGATTGAAATCCACTTCCGTGTTTAATAATTATCGTTCCTCCACATCTTGGTGTTTCTCCTGCTTTTGTCACTACACCTTCAGCTGGTGACTTAACGGGTGTTCCCGATTTAGCCCTTAAATCCACACCAGGGTGGGTTTCATAACTTCTTTTTTCACCAAATGGAGAATTAACACTATTAGAATCGATAGGAACAGGTTCCATTAATGCTGCCTCATGAATTAAGGCGGATTCTATTAATATCCTCATCGGGATTGATGATTCTTCAATTGTATCTTTATCTGTAATATTGTTATCTTTCTTGTATTGATTTACCGCTTTTGCCGTTTCAGGACCAAATAAACCATCAACACCGTGCAATGGTAAGTTATAACCTAATAACATTAAACCTATTTGAACTGACTCAACATCGGTTTGATATTCCATACTTCCAACTCTTTGTTGGAATAAAGGTTGGTCTATATTTTTTAATGTATCTAAAAATTTAGTAACATCATTAGTTACGTAATCGGCTGTTTTTTGATTATCTACTTTTTTTACCTCTTCAGGTTCTTTATTTGATTTAGATAATAAATCAGACATAAATGATTCATTCACCACATTTTCACCGTAAGTGATTGTGTGAATCCTTTTTAATTCTTCAATTAAGTTATTCTTCATATTAATATAAATATATGAAAATCGAACTTTTACTTCTGACCGGTGTTGTTTTTATCATCTTCATCAAAAATCCCGAATAAATCGTCTCCTGTGTAATCAGGGTGATTCTTATGCATGTAGTCAATACCCCTAACCCAAAAGAATGAAACAATTGCCGCCAATACGAAACTACAACCAATACCAATTAATAATCCCATAATTTATCTGTTTAATTTTTTAACGCATTCATCAATCTTATCTCTCAACTTACCACCTTTACCCCAATCACCATCAACTTGTACGTGATGAAATTGTGGGATACCTAATGATTTATATCCAAAGTTTAGTTGCATATCATCAATAGAAATCCAATTGGTAGGTTTGAATGATTTAACCCATGTCTCAATTTCACACGCCCTATCCCATTGATTTGATGAACTCATTTTCTTTTTGGGATTGAAGTGGGTTGTAGTATCTAATACGTTCCATCTACCAATACCATAATGTTCGAATATCATAGCTAAGTTAAGAATACCAAAATGCTTTTTCCAATCAGATGATACCACTAAACTGGCATCAGTTTGTTTTATAATTTCAGCCAATGCATCACAATCTTCTTTAACCCACGGGTATGGTATTGTGAATTCACTTTTAGTTCCTTCCAATATTTTTACCTTACCTTCATCCCAAGTCCCCCACGATAATGGACCATCAACATCTATAAAAATTACTTTACCTCTCATTTGTATCATTTAAATAATTCGTGGTAAACTCCTGTTGCAATTGTATACATTAAAATGGACATCATAATAAATAAAAAAGTTCCTAATGAAATCATCACCACGAACAAGAATACTTTAAATATGTTTTCAACTATATTTTTCATATCATCTGTTTTATTTTGTAAAGTTACGAAAATTCTTTTTAAATTCGTTTTGATATATTTTTAATTCTTTTATATCTAAACCGTTATATAACCCTGTTGACATAAACGCTTGAATTTCATCATCTATGATTTTCTTATCATTCACATAACCCATTTTGATTAATTTATTTTTTAATTTTGTGTAATGGGTTGGTTTAACATTACCAATGATTTTATTTACCTTTTTCTTATAATCCTTGTTGGTGAAATATAAACCATGTGCAATTTCATGATCCATTGTTTTTAAATCCTTACTACTTGCCCCAATCAAATACCAATCACATCTTGTTCCATTATTTTTATTTTGTGAGTCAATTGCACAATAAAAATAAATGTCATTCATTATTTCATCATACTCTGTGTCTTTACAAAAAATACCATTAGCTCGTTGAACTATATTACATGGAATATTATATCCAGACCAATCGTCGGGATATGTAAATGTTCTTTTCTTCCATGCCGATTTATAATGTCTCATATATTCCATCCAAGTAAATGGTTTACCTCTGAACTTCTTATATGGTGATTCGTAAAACTCTTGGTAACGACAAAATAACATTGCCCTGTCGTAATCATCATCGACAGTTACACAATATATTCTTGGGGATACTTCTTTAACTACACCTTTAACTAGTGGGTGTTTAATCTTCATTATTTGGTAATCTTTTAATTTGTATCAACATGTTTATTAATCCGAACACCGATAGTGTTGCAAATAATACAAATCCAATAATTGTTAACATTTCAATCATAAACAACTTTTTAATATTTCTAAACATAATTCGGCAGGTATCTTACTTCTCTCATAAGCATTGGCTCTACCTTGTGTTCCAGTTCGTGATCCTCTTGGTGCCGCGACGTGACAAGGGTCACCATTCTTACACATTTTACGAGGAGTCCACAAATCACTATTGGTCCATATGTCGGTTGGTTTCATACGTTCATCACCATACTGACAATATGTAACGGTATTTCTTTTATAACCTTCCATGAACGGCATCTTACGAAGAACCCCACGAGGATTCTCAATGAACCAGTATGTTGGATTAAAGTGTTCTATCACTTCTATTGTTTTCTTAACTAACTCAATACCTAATCGTGCTGTGTCTGTTTTGGGAATGTATGCACCTTTACCTCCAGCCCAATGATGTCCAATTGCTGCAACACTAAATCCAGTACATGGTGGTGATGCCCAAATAACATCGGGTTGAAATGGTACCTTGGTTACATCAAAATCAAGGATACTCACAGGGTAGTGAATACCTTCAAATGGTGTAAGATCAGAAGAGAATACCTCCATACCTAAACCTTCAGCTATCTTACCAACCGAACGACTACCAGCAAATAATTCTAACACTTTCATTAACGTAAGTATTTAAATTTATTAGCAAGGTTATTAATAAAATTTTCTTCTTCTAGTGATAACAAGTCTCTACACTTTGTTAACTTTTCGAGACTTTCCCAAAATATTTGGTCGTTGATATTTGGATTACTAACAAGATTATTCTTACGTTTGATTTCTTCAGAAAACTCACTTGGGTTGGTTTCAGTTGTAAATTCTAGCATATATTTTAATTTAAAATGTGTCTTAATATTATTGTTAAAGAAATCACAATCCATATTGTGTTGAATAAGATTAATGTGGGTAATGACTTCCTCATACTTGCCCAAATCAATAATGATGATGTTAGTAATGTAAAGAAATGCATGTACCATAATTCAATACCAAAAATTAACCCCGGTACAATGATGATTGCTTTTGCCATCCAAGATGCAAATTCAATTGTGTTATAATTAATCCAATATTCTCGTGACTTAAACATCAATAGTTTACTCCATATTTTTTTATACCCAACAATGTAGTATAAACCCGCAATGAAAATAACGTAAGTTAAGATGTATTCCATATCTTAAATTATAAATAAAATAAACGATAAAAAAAAATTATAAAGAAAAACTTTCACCACATCCACAAGTACGTGATGCGTTTGGATTCACCCAATGGAACCCCTTTCCGTTCAGACCGTCGGAATATTCTAATTGTGTACCATATAGGTACAAGACAGATTTTTTGTCAACAACAACTCTCAACACAGTCAAATCAATAACCTCATCCATGTCGGTTGTTGTGTCATCAAAATCCATAACATATGATAAACCACTACACCCACCTCCCTTAACACCTACACGCAAAAAATGAGTCTCGGGAGTTAACCCTTGACTCATCATTAATTCAACGACATGCTCAAGAGCATTATCACCAATTGTAATCATATTAATTATACTTTAAACCAAAGAACTCATAATTTTTATGTACTGATACTTCATCACCCGCTTTAATTGCAATATCTTCATCTTCATAAATTGCACTAACAGGACATTCAGGAACACACGCTCCACAATTGATACATGTATCAGGATTTATATATAACTGTCCACCAGGAAATGCATCTTTACCTTGTTTACCCACTTCTGAACCTGATCCATCTATATCAATAGGTCCGTGAATACAATCAACCGGACATACATTTGCACAAGCGGTATCCATACAATCAACACAAGCCCCCCCAATAATAAAACTCATGATTTATATTTTTTTATTTTTGTTTGTGTTCTAAAATGAACTGTTTAACACTTTCTTTTTTTTCCTCATTAAAGATATCCTCGAATTTAATTTCTTGTAATCCTTGCTTCTTTTTATAGTCATTTATTGCGGATTTAATAGCGTCCTCCGCCAATACCGAACAGTGTATTTTAACTGGTGGGAGATTTAATTCCTCAACCAAATCCATGTTATCAATCGTTAACGCCTCATCTATACTTTTACCTTTTAACCATTCGGTTGCCACCGACGAAGATGCTATCGCTGAACCACACCCAAAAGTTTTAAATTTAGCATCAAATATAATGTTGTCCACCACCTCAATCTGTAACCTCATTACGTCACCACATTCTGGTGCACCAACCAACCCCGTTCCAACATTTTGTTTACTCTTATCAAGAGTTCCTACATTTTTTGGATTTGAGTAGTGATCCAACACTTTTTCTGAATATGACATATGTTATAAATATCGTTTTTTCTTTTTAAACAGGTCACTAAACTTTTTACCTGGTTTAGTTATTCTTCCTTGTTCATCCATTTCAGGTGCGGCATACATAAAATACGCCATAAGTATACCCGAAATAATCATAAAACCCCCAATAATTTCATATGTTTTCATTGTCATGTGTTTTTTGGTTTCCAAAATTGATACCACTTTCTTTTCTCATTGGTTTTACACATTGAGAATGGATTATCAGTAAAGGTTACTTTATTTAAATACTTTGAAGATAGAACATTGAAAAATATTTCATGGTATTTTTCGGGTATTTCCGCAAAGTCTGCCGTTATTTGTACATTTAACCTTATTGGTGTTCCGTCATCGTCAATTGTAAATGCTTCATATAACGTCACATTATTACTGGTTTTGATATTCATAAAATATCCATTACCCATATGTAAATCAGTCTCTTTTTTATTCATGTTATTCTGTTTCGTGTCCGTAAAATTTTTGATACTCACTATTCACCTTTGGGTATTTTACTAACACCCCTTCTCTCGACATTTCATGTCTCATAATTTCAACATTTAAAATGAAATTTTCCTCACGTAAACTATCTGTTATAGCTTGTAAACTATCAGTTTCAAGTTTATACGTAGTCTCAAATTTATTATATCTTGTATTGGTTGTATATAATAAAAACGTTAAAATAAAAGACGTTAAAGATAAAAAAACTAATAACGTTTTTAACCAATTTCCATTTTTCATATTATAAATCTTTGATTTTATTTAATGTGTCCTCAACATCTTGTTCTGTTAAATAACCAAGTACATCATCTGTGATTGGTGTGTCATATGTTATGTGACCGTCTTTACCAAAGACCGCCAATTCGTATAAACCATCTTTACCACCATAGGTATGGTCACCCTTTACGATACTAGCCCCGTAACCATTTGGAAATTGTACTATACATTGATTTCCTACTCCCATTGGATGAGGTTGGAATATCAATTCGTTGAACGTTGTCGGATTTACGTTGTTTACCGGTCTTATCTTTGTTTGCATTTTTTTGATTTTTTAAACTTTTAACAAAAGCACTGATTAGAAAACTATTCATAATTTATAATTCTTCTACGATTCCTAAAAATTCTGCAAGTATAAATAAAATACCCGCAGTGATAAAATATTGTTGGACTAAAGCCCCACCCGCACCAATTCTAAGTATTGACTTAGCAATACTGATTTTAAAGTGCCAATTTGTTTTTGATTCTTTCTCTTGCATAATAGTACTAATTTAAGAAATTATGTTGATAATTCAAAATTACTTGTAAAATTTCATGATGTGAGATGTTACTCCGATACACCAAGCATTTCCAATCATACGGATTCTTTGTGTATTTGATACACCTTTAACATTGGTATATCCCTTCTCTAAACATTGAAGAACTTCTATATGTTCAATCTTTAAAAGTTCAACATTACCTTTCTTGGTTAGATAATAACCAGTACCGTATCTCTTATCAGTACCTGATTTTTTTCCGTTGTTCCCCAATGAAGTTACAATCGTATTTGATTTTAATTGTTTAGTATATGTTTTAAAGTATTCATACACACCATTTATCTTTCTTCCTCTAAACCCTGCTCCACAAATGGCATTTTTAATCACATCACCCAATTTAATATTTAAATCCTTTGGTTGTGTCACCCCTTCCAAACTTGTCCAAAACAAACGAACTCTATTTTGTGCCGATACTAATGCCGCATCAATCACAATAGGGTTGACACCCATCGCCTTGGTGATTACATTTTCCCATTTAGTTGCCATCTTAACATTTTCTAATAAGAAGTCTAATACAGGTAAACCCATTTTAATTTGTAATGCTTTAATCTCACGATATAATCTCACAAACTCCCAAAACAAATATGAATCACCATCATCTTTAGTGAATACGTGATTATTCTTTTTAAGTTCTGTGTAACTTTTAAGATCTGTAAGTTCCTTAATTTTTGTAGCCATTCCATTTCGACTACCCATCAAAGAAAAATTCTGACAAGGAGAACCCGCCGTAATCATAGTGACATGTACAAAATCAATTGCTTTTAAATTTCTAACATCACCTACAGGAATCGAATCGGGAAATCTTTTTTTCATCACTTTAAGTGCATGAGGGTCAACTTCACTATAGTATTCGGTTTTAACTTTTAAACCTGCTCGTTCAGCAGATAACCTACCCCCACCTAAACCTGAAAATAGGTTTAACATGACAATTTCTTTACGACCTTTGTTAGTCTGATTTTTAGTAATTTCCATTTCTTAAGTTTATTTGTTGACACAAATTTAAGAATAATTCGTGAAATAGCAATAAACTTTTTGATATTTTTTTATACTAATTGTAACCTGTTGGAAATGAGTTAGTTATGAAATCGTATTTTTCTTTTTTCCATACGATGTTTGGGTCACTTTTAAACCTGTCAGATAGGATTTGAGTGGCCTTACCAAAGAGTTCTTCTTGAACTGTTGTGTTCGCCTTACCAAATGATTGAATTAAAGATCCTCTCTTATATTGTAGATTGATTCGTTTACGACCTGTTTGAAGTGCAACATATAGGTATATAACACCATGTGGAAATTGTTTACTCATACAATTTTTCATAGTAAACCCCTCAATTCTAAACTCCTCTTCGGTTAATATTAATTTAGGTTTATATACAACACCTTCAATCAAGATATCTTTCTCAATCATATTAACAAAATCTTCAGATATATCGTACTTAACTCTGTAACCACGTGCAAAGTGAAATTTAATTCCATACCACATTTCAGATGTGTTTTCAAATTCCGAATCGTTCTTGGGTTTAAATTTCAAATATAATCCCCTGTTTTCCAATAATTCTCTTGTCGATAATAATTTGTTAAGACTATAAACTAAAGAATCTGATTTTAATGTGTCACATTCCCATTTGTTAATGACACTAACCATACATTTTTTTTCAGATTCATTTTTTAATTCGTGAATCCTTTTGTTTGGTGGTACGTCAAAACAATGCATTTCCCAAGGTATTAGTTTTATATATTCAAGATGATTATCGCCAAACAATTTACATATGTAATTTAAAGATGCAATATTAATAGGTTTTCCTAAATTTTTATTTAATTCACTTACAAGATATTTTGATTTAATACCATAATAATCCAACACAGACGGTAAGAATTTATAATCGTTCTTTTCTAAAAACTTTTTTCTTGGGTATTCGTTTTGAATGTCGTAGTATACGGTGTCGTGACCTTTAATTCCTTTCACATCCAAATGATAATCAACTATTAAATCATATAATGGATTTATTTGGTACTTGTCAATGTACTTTTTGTTTCTTATTGAATCAAGTTTAATTTTAGAATTCACTTTAGAGTATATTATCTGAAGTAATTCCGCTGTTGCCCTATTATACTTAACTCCCCAATATCCTTTTCTTTTTTCTCCTCTAACAAAACCATTTTCAGATAAATCAAATAGTAATTTAAAATCGTTCTTCTTATGTTTAGTTATATTCCTAAACATCTTTTCTTCGGTTAAATTATCGTTGATGATTTTATATGTTACAGTGAAGTCACCGTTATTAATGTTTAAATTAAATGAATGGGTAAATTCAATTAACTTTCTTGTACCATACCTATTATAATCAAATTGAAATTTGGATTGGAATTCTAAATTGTTATCATCAAAAAATAACATTAGAGTACATTCAGATACCGCACCATACCTCTTATCTATTTTCTTTTGTTCGTGTCTAAATAATAAATCCATATATAAAATATATATGGATTCATTTACATTGTGTAGTTAAAATTCAAATGGAAGTCGATGTCCTTCAAAGATGTCTCCAGCCCTAACAATCTTTTGTTCGGGGACAATTGGTTTTCCATTTATCAAAACAGGAACCTTTTGTTTTTCTTTCCAATTTAATAATCCCCATCTCGCTCGTTTACTAATCCTATCTTCTAATAATAATAAAGCGTCTTTGAAATAGTCTGGTGGGTTTGCATTACAGAAATGACGTTGTTGAAGACATCTACCCGTTTGTATATCAAATTCACATGTAACCCTATTTGAACTATCTTTGTTTCTTACAGATATAACCATTGATTTATCTTTATCCGCATAAGTTGCAACACAATGGTGCATGAATGAACCCTCCTCAACATATTCTTCTTCCCTTTTCAATATATGTGGATACAGTTGTTCAATTTCTCCAACATTATCATCCACAAACTCTAAAGGTTCTTCAACAACCTTAGTGGTTTCATCGTCGTACTTGTATTCTAATACCCAACCCTTTCTAATCGCCGAAACCATCTTTGAGAGTTCCCTATGTTCTTCATTAAACTCCGACATAGTTTTAGCCTTCATAAATAAATTAGGGTCATAGGGTCGTATCTTCGTAATCATATTAAAATGATCCTCAAATAATCTAAATGTGTCCGCCGAAAATGCCCCTCTGATTAGATTATTTGGTATGTAAGATTCCATACTAACTGTAGAATTAATAATTTTAATTATATTCTCCCTTTCAATATCCTTTAATTCATAATTAAATGTATAATTTTTTTTACTTAAAAGGGTTTTGTTGACACCGTCGTAAGTATCGTTACTATTTTTTCTTCTGTCTGATAAGTTAATAACTTCATCCTTAATATTTGCAATGTATTTTGAATAATTAGAGCCTAACATGTTACAAAATCTAACAAACCCCTCAATCTCAATATTTGGATTTAGGTGTAGAATTTTAACTGCAAATTTACTTTTAATACCCAACATATCTAATATTGATGCTAGTAACTTCCTATCATTCTTTTTTAGATATTTTTCGGTTGGATAGAATCTATATAACCAATATGAAACGTCACCATCGGGAACTTTAATTTGTTTCTTTTTGATAAACATACCCATTAAATCTCTAATGAATTGTTCTGGTGTATTTGAATAGTTAATACAACCAAAATCGACATCTAACGCTTCCTGTATTTTAATACTAAATTCTACATTATTAAATGTTTCAGATATTTCTTCATAAAGTCTGGATGTTTTATTAATACTCTTCATTGGGTTGAAAAAAGAGTGTGTTTTTGAAACGGCATTATTCAACGTTTGAAAACCATTTGTAACAAACCTTTGGACGTTTTTCTTACCACTTTTTTCTTTTTCTAAAACCGTGAAGTTCCCCGTTTTTAGATTTATAGTTAACGATATTACATAAAAAGACTTAGTGAAATATATTGAATTGAACTTTCTTCTTTTATATCCGTGGTAAATTTTAATGGTCACTTTATCACCAAATTTTCTTATCGAACGTTCAATTGTTTGAATACCAATTGAACTGAAGGGTCTACCAAAATGTCTTTTAATTTGGTGATCTTTTGTTGTGTCAAAAGAAAAATCACTTTTAACGTTCTGATATGCGTATTGTATTTTAAATGTTTCATGTACTTCCGTATTATCATAAAAAAAATTAAGTTTTCTTTTATGGTACGATAATTTATCTGGAAGTGAATAAGTTCTTCCTGTTATGTCTTTGGTAAAAACACCCCTAATATAGTCCTCATTATTTGGGTCCAACACATCAACCTCATTTAATTCAAAGGTATTTAACGACGATTTTTTGTCCGATAGTTTTGAGTAGTCCTTATATGGGGTTATGGTCGCAAAGGTGAATTTCTGAGTTATTAAGGTTTCCATGTAAGTTAATTGTTAGAATACAAATATACGAAAAAGTATTATAAAATACTTATTAGTATAAAACACACAAATTATGGCAGCAAAAAGTAAAGGTTCCTCTTCATCAATCAAGGTTACTTTCGGTAAAAGAAAGACCGGTAAGGCTCAAAAGAGTTGGGGTCCTAAAGCACAAAAACCTAAGAAGTACAAGGGTCAAGGTCGTTAATTAAGACCTAAGTATGAATTAAGTTTGTGTAAAGTCCAAACTGAATCATCCTGTTGATTATAGATAAAATCCCAAAGGGTTAAATCTTTTGAAACAGGGTGATTTTTGTATTTACAGTATCTCTTGGCACTATTAAAATCCTTAACGGACCAACCAAAGCATTCTTTTGGTTCTCTTATGAAAAGTGAAATGAATTTTCTAAACAATATTAACATAATTTATATTTATTATTTTGGTGATTCCAACCTTTTTATATTTTCTTGTTCGTCTTGTCTATTAAAAATTTCTTTATGAGATAAAATTCTGTGAAACTCTCTATATGCTTGTGGCTGATAGTTTTTTAAATGGTCAACCCCATATTCATACTCAAATAAAATTTCGGAATATCTTTTTTCTTTAGAATCAAATCCATCTGATTGCATTTTCAAATCCATTTGTAATTCATTAATGACGTTTTGTAATGAATCTTCCTTACAGATTGTGGTTGTCACAACGGGTATGGGTTTATCATTAAAATACATTAACGAAACTAATACACCAAATAGGGAAATAATCGCCCCGAATGCTAATATACTTGTATCTCTATTTTCCATATTAATACCCTTCTTGTATTTGAAATCCAACCATATATGTTAACCACCTAACAGTTAACCCCCAAGATGGTGAGTAGACACCAGTCTCAAGAAACGTTTCTTTATTATGAAAGAAAACAATTGTTGGTAAGATAAACCAATGATGCTTCTTGTTATAAACAAAGAAATCTTTAAGATATATTTTTTTCTTCATTTTATTTATTTTTTTATAATGTAACAACCTGGAGGTAAACCCGAGTCATCATTTGTATACCTTAAATTAATGTCTAATTGTTGATTGGTTACGGGATGGTTTAAGAATTCAGGTATGTCTCTTTGTTTAAAAAATACTCTAATTGCATCTAAGGATTCATATAGACCAGAATCATCAAATATAATGTATCCACCTGGTTGTACCTTATCGTATAATTCTTCTAAAGTTTCTAGTGTGGCGGAAAATGCATCCACATCTATTCTTAATAATGATACTTTTTCTATTCCAGATGTTGGTAGAGTATCTTTAACAAATCCTTTTAAAAATTTAATTCGTTTGTCATCACCTAATCCGTATGTTTTAAAGTGTGATTGAACTTCCTCTAAACTAATGGCTATCGGACCAACAGAATTGTGTGTGTATTGATCTGTATGTCTTTCCCTATCATAACTATGTTTAGCAATTTCAATAGGTTGGAACCCTTCATATGAATCACATACCCAAATATTTTTATCCTGAAAAACATGACTTAAAAATATTGAAAATCCACCCCTCCAAACACCACACTCTACTATATCCCCATCTACTTTGGATATTTCAGAATGATGGTTGAATATCGTTTTAAATTCATCGGGGCGAACCATCGTAATTTTGTTATCAATTAGATGTTTTATCAAATCTTCATAACTTGTAATTGTATCCATCTTATTTATTTTTTTTAGGTTTTCTAATGTAATCCAATATAATGTTAAATGACCCAAGACTAATTACTCCCCACCCAAAATATTTAACCAATTCAGGGTCAGCACCTTTTAATCCATATTTTTCAATTAAGATTCCCGTAAGAATCAACATCACATAAATGACTTGTTTTATTTTCATATTCAATATTTTTACTAATATACGGAATTATTATTAAAAATCCAAATAATTATCAATATGGTACACATTAATAATCAAAGTTTTCCAGCCGAATATCTAACCACATCAGAAGAGAAACAAAGAGGTATGATGGGTAGAGATAGTTTAGAGGGTTGTATGGTATTCAAAATGGGTAGAGGCCACCATACGTTTTGGATGAAAAATTGTTTAATACCACTTGATATTGTGTTTGTTATGAATAATCGAATCAGTCACATACACCCGAATTGTGAAGTTCCTGATTCACATAGAATGAACCCGCCGAAATACACTGGTATGGGTGACCACATTATTGAATTCCCCGCGGGAACATCCAAAAATTGGAGAGTTGGTGACCGAGTTGCTATGTATTTGGGGACTCCTCAGAATCCAGTACGACCATCTTATTCATAAACTCATACTTCACTCTTGGTTTTACCTTTTCAAACACCCAAAAATAACTATGGTATTTTCTTGCGTGTTCTTGTTTAGTCCATTTGGTACCAAAACTATTAATTCTCACGTTTGAATTTAAAATAAACAAATCTCTTGGGTAGAACCCTATTTCCATGGCCATATTCATAATCAAACAATGTGAGAAGTGGTTCTTACCACCGGATACCGTGTCTTGACATTTCATGACCACATGACCACCTTTCTCACAAATTCTGTATAATTCCTTCAACGTGTTGTAATAGTTGACTGTGAGGTCGTTATATGTGTTGTAACCCTCAAACCTTTTAGCCATAATAGAACTACCATCTTTATTATCTCTATAGGTTTTACCAGCAATAACAAATGGAGGGTCGTACATTATATTTTTCATTGATCCGTCCCCAAATGGTAAATTCTCAGAACTTGCTTGAACTACGTCTTCATTCACAGGATACAAATCAGATTTAAACTTTGGGGATGGTAGGTCTTTCCAAAATGCTCCCTTAGAATAGGTACAATCCAAATCGAATTGTTCTATATTATATAAAAACATAATGTTTTTAATCGTGTCAAAATTTGAATTGTAGACACTTTTTACTGGTTTGAAATCTTTATCCATTACTTCTATTGATTTTTTGTTTAAAATTGTTTATACTTTATTAAAATATAGAGAATAAATTTCAATAAAACAAAATATTTATAAAAAAACAACAACTATGGGATGCGGATGTAAAAAACCAAAACAAGAACAACCTACTCAACCTCCGGTTTCGATTAGGTTAACAGAAGTACAACAAACTGCGAGTCAACCAACTCCACAAGCAACAAGTACTAATAATCAATAATTAATATTATATCATCTATTCTTAGGTGATATTTTTTATAATAAGGGTATATAAAAATTTATATATATAATACAATATGAAAGTAGAAATGAAATTAACAAGTGTACATGTCTTAGATGGTATTTACAAAAAATTTAAAATAAACGCAATAGATGGTAGCATAAATCTTCAAAAATTAGTAAATCGTTCTTTGGATTTATATGTTAAAGATGAAAAATTTAGAGACACGATTAATAACTATACTGATTTAGCAGTAAGTGGTTCAAAATATTAATATGAGTAAAAAGAAAATTTTATTATTATCAGATGATTTAAGAATGACAAGTGGTATTGCCACCATGTCAAAAGAGATAGTACTTGGTACTGTTGATAAATTTGATTGGGTACAATTAGGTGCAGGTATTAACCATCCTGAAAGTGGAAAGGTTGTAGATTTAAATGATGATGTAAGAAAACGAACTGGTGTTAATGATGCTAATGTTAAAATTTATGCCAATAATTCATATGGTGACATTTTTTTATTACGAAAATTAATTAAAGATGAGAAACCAGATGCAATTTTACATTTTACAGATCCACATTATTGGGAATGGTTATACGATTCTGAACATGAAATAAGACAACTCGTACCAATTCTATATTATCACATTTGGGATAACTTACCAGACCCATCTTATAATAGAAATTATTACGAAAGTTGTGATTGGTTAGGGTGTATTTCTAAACTAACATATGGTATTGTTAGTAGGGTTGGGGGTTTGACAACCAAACCTTCTTTTAAACCACTAGAAAAATGGCAAGTTAGTTATGTACCACATGGTATTAATCAAAATCTTTTTAAACCATTGGATAAAATATCTGATGATGTTAAAACACTTGTGAATGGGGATAAAGAATATGATTTTATTTTATTTTATAACAGTAGAAACATAAGAAGAAAACAACCATCTGACGTAATTTATTCATACAGAAAGTTTTGTGATAAATTAACTAAAGAACAATCAAGTAAGTGTCTTTTATTAATGAAAACGAATCAAGTGGATAATAACGGTACTGATTTAGGTGCTGTGGTTGATACATTATGTAAGGATTATGATGTTAAAATTTTTGAAAATAAAATAGAACAAGAGACATTAAATGAATTGTATAATATTTCTGATTGTACAATAAACATTTCAAATAATGAAGGGTTTGGTTTGGGTACAACTGAAAGTTTAATGTCGGGAACACCAATCATTGTTAATGTCACTGGTGGTCTACAAGATCAATGTGGATTTCCTTTAACTGCAGATGATTATATTGAGGTTGGTTCGTTACATCAAACAAACAGCGGGGTGACTGGTGAATGGGTAGTACCTGTTTGGCCATCAGCAATTAATTTAAACGGTTCACCAATAACTCCTTATATATTCGACGATAGAGTGAATGATGATGAAGTTGCCGATGCAATTATGACAGTATATAATTGGGGTCGTAAGGAAAGAAAAGAAAGAGGAAAAAAAGGTAGAGAATGGGCAATTGAAAATTTATCATCAAAAATCATGTGTGATAAAATGTCCGAAGGTATTGAAACAACGTTAAAAAACTATAAACCAAAAGAAAGATTTAATTTATATAAAGTAATATGAGTAAACCGATAATTTTATTTAGAGGACCAGTTAAAACAAGAAGTGGTTATGGTGCACATTCAAGAGATTTACTGTGGGCATTAAAAGAAATAGATTTGTTTGATATTAAAATAGATAGTTGTTTATGGGGGTCAACACCATTAACCGCATTGGAGGATGGTAATGAGTTTCATGAATGGATTGAAGAGAATACCGTTACACAATTTAATGGTCTTCCCGAAATTTACATTCAAGTAACTGTACCAAATGAATTTAAAAGACTTGGTAAATTTAATATAGGTGTAACTGCGGGTATCGAAACAACGGTCGCACCAAAAGATTGGATTGACGGTTGTAATGTAATGGATATGATTATTACAACATCAAATTTTTCAAAAGAGGTTTTATTGTCAACTGTTTATAATGAAAATGATAAAAACACAAATAGATTAATTAAACAACATAGAATCGATAAACCTATTAATGTTTTATTTGAAGGTGTAGATAAAAAAATTTATAACAATAATGTAAATGATACTTTTAAATTAGATATTGAAGAGGATTTCGCTTATCTTTTTGTAGGTCACTGGTTAAAAGGAAGTATTGGTCAAGATAGAAAAGATGTTGGTATGTTAATTAAGTGTTTTGCTAATTCTTTTAAAGATGAAATAGATAAACCGGCTTTAATATTAAAAACATCTTCAGCATCATTCTCGGTTAAAGAACGTGAAAATTTAATCAATAGGATTCAAAAAATAGTTGGTGACGATAAAGTACCGGTATATCTTTTATTTGGTGATTTAAAGGATGAAGAGATGAATGATTTATATAACCACCCAAAGGTAAAGGCAATGGTTTCCATAACTAAAGGAGAAGGTTTTGGTAGACCTCTATTAGAATTTACAATGACAGGTAAACCTGTGATTGCATCTAATTGGTCGGGTCACAAAGATTTTTTACCGATGGATTATGCCGCAATGATTGGTGGTAAATTAACAGATGTGGATGTAAGTGCACAGGACAATTTTATAATAAAGGATTCAAAATGGTTTACTGCAAATTACGATGAATTTATTCATGTATTAAAATTAGTCAAATCGAACTATGATGAGTTTTTGATTAAGTCTGAAAAATTAAGAATTATGAATTCAGAAAAATTTACATTAGACAAAATGAAAGAACTTTTAAAATCTTATATGGAACCACATTCAATTATTTCAAAACAAATTAATTTGATGTTACCTAAATTAAATAAAATTAAATAATATGCCAAGGAAAAAAAAGACATCAACTAAGGTTGAACTTGAAAACACCATTCAATATTTTAGTCCATGTGAATGGGTAGTACAATTTGACAACGACGAACCAGTTGTCTTTACCGAGGCGGATGAAAACTCAACGAACAAAGAAGTTATAATCACATTAGGTAATGATAGTAATTCATATATAAAATTTACAGATCCAAACACAGGTAAGTTTTTTAAATTATTTGCTAGAGAAAAACTATCATGAAAAAATTTATATTTTTTGAAGGGATGGTTAAAGATACCTATGTGTTTAATAACATAGATACTGTTAACGTTGCTGGTGGTGTAAGGACATTAAGGGCAATGTGGACTCGTGAGGCGAATGAAGATTTAAATCAACATCATGGAATTGACGCGGAAGCCGAACTAACAAGAATAATGTCAGAAGAAATTGCGAGAGGTATTGATGAAGATGTAATAAGAACAATAACAAGAAGAATAAATGGTGGTGATAATCATGGTATTGATTATCTAAATCATTGGTTAAGAATAGGAGACAATAGAGCATGAAATGTGACAGACATATTTGGGACACGGATGATATAGAATGGTGTTGGAGGTGTGAAGAATTGACAGCAAATGAATATAAAAAAAATCTTAAAAAAACTATGAAGATACTTGTAACTGGCGGTGCGGGTTTTATTGGTTCAAGTTTAATTAAGCTTTTAATTAAAGAAGGATATATTGTTCATTCATTAGACAATTACAATAGTGGATTACATGAGAATGAAATCATTGGTTGTAATTACCATAATGGTGATATAGAACAAATTGATTTAATGGATAAAGACTTTGATTTGATATACCATTTTGCAGCATTAAGTAGAATTCAACCCTCATTTAACAATCCATCTGAAACGTTTAGAGTTAATGTGACAGGTACACAACTTGTTTGTGATTTTGCTAAAAAAATTAATAGTAAAGTTATTTACTCAGGTTCATCATCTCGTTGGCACAATCCACATATATCACCATACGCATGTTATAAACATATGGGTGAGGAGATATGTAAAATGTATAAAGAGGTTTATAAATTAAACATAGAAATTGCTAGATTTTATAATGTGTATGGTCCAAATGAAATTATGGATGGTGATTGGGCTGCGGTTATTGGACTGTGGAGAAGACAAATTAGAGATGGTCAACCAATAACAATTGTAGGTGATGGTGAACAACGTAGAGATTTCACTCACATAGATGATATTGTTGATGGGTTATATAAACTTGGATTTACTAATGAGAAACACGAAGACGGTTGGGAATTTGGTACTGGATTTAATTATTCCATCAATGAAATTTCCCATATGTTGGTGGATAGGTTTGGGTGTGAGGTAAAATATATTCCCAATCAAAAAGGTAACTACCAAGAAACTTTAAGAGAGAATAATGATGCATTAAATAAATTAAATTGGAAACCTCAAGATAGATTAAAACAATATATTAATAGTTTATGAAAATAAGTTACGCAATAACAGTTTGTAATGAACTGGAGGAGATAAAGAGATTAGTTCCGTTCCTATTAGAACACAAGAGAATTCATGACGAGATAGTAATATTATATGATGAAAATAATGGTAATAAAGAAATATTAGATTTCTTATTACCATATAATATCAAACCAAATGTACAAACTTGGAGAAGTATTGATTGGAACAACAACTTTGCCGATTGGAAGAATAAATTAAATGATTACTGTACTGGTGATTACATTTATCAAATTGATGCTGATGAAATGATTAGTGAGTACATGGTTAAAAATCTTCATGAAATATTAGAATTGAATCCCAACGTTGATTTAATATTTGTACCAAGAATTAATACTGTTTCAGGTATCACATATGAACATGTTGTTAAGTGGGGTTGGAGAGTTAATGAAAATGGATGGGTTAACTTTCCGGACGCACAGGGACGAGTATATCGTAAAGGAATGACATGGTACGGTAAAGTTCATGAACGAATAGTTGGTGGTCAGAAATTCTCATCATTACCATTGGATGAAGAATATTGTATTCAACATCATAAGACAATTGAACGTCAAGAAAAACAAAACAATTTATACAATTCATTATGAGTTATCAATATCCGGAACATTTTAAATATCCCGAAGGAGAACGTTATTTCTTTTTAAATCATGTAGATGCGTGGGAACATTTTTTACCTAACTATGGTGATGAACCAAGAGTGTGTTTAGAAATTGGTGCGTTATATGGTGGATCTTCAGTTTATATTCTAGAGAACTTTTGTAAAATGAATGGTTCTCAACATTATATCATGGATATTAATACAAATGAGTTTATTGAAAATAACATTAAACCATACGATAATAAGGTTACATACATTTTAGGGGAATCGGCCGATAGTTTTAAAATGTTTAATCATAATGGTGAAACAAAAGAATTTTTAGATTTTGTTTATATTGATGGTAACCATATGTCAAAATATGTTTTAGAAGATGCTGTAAATGCATTTTACTGTTTAAAAAATAATGGTTACATTATATTCGACGACTATGGTGGTGGACTTGAACAAGAACAATATTTACAGGTTAAAACAGGGGCGGATGCATTTTATCATGGTTATCACAAATATTTAGAAATAGTACACAATGGTTACCAAGTTATTATGAAAAAAATAAATTATATAAATGAAAACGATTTAAAAGAAAATTATTATAAAGTATGAGTTGGTATAATAGAGTACATGAAAGAATTATCGGTGGTAGTAAATTTGCGTCATTACCTGATGATGAAGAATATTGTATTCAACACCATAAAACAATTGAAAGACAAGAGCGTCAAAATAATTTATATAGTAGAATTTAAAAATAATGAATATTAGTTTTGTTTTGGCGGTTTATAATAGATTAGAATTAACAAAAGAATGTTATAGTAGGTTACGCAAAATCTATCCGAGTGCTCCGTTGGTGATTAGTAGTGGTGGTTCATCTGATGGAACTAAAGAATGGTTAGAATCTTTGGATGATGATAACCTTTCATATATTCATGATGATGAGAGATTGACGTTTTCAGACAATTACAATTCAGGTATAAAACTTGTTGATACTGAAAAATTAGTTCTTATACATAATGACATGGTAATTGGTGAAGGATTTTTAGAATCAATTGAAAGATTACTTACTCCTGATATGTTATTATCATATACCACAATTGAGCCACCAATATTTGAAGGTCATAAAAGACCAGGTAAAGTGATATTAGATTTAGGTTCTAACTTTTTGGATTTTGATGACCGTAAGTTTAATGAATATGTTCATCAATGGAAAGATAGTGATACCCTATATTCAGGTGCAGTTTTCTTTATGAGTGGTTATAAAAAAATGTTTGAGGATGTGGGGGGATTTGATGGGTTTAGTTTTAAACCATGTTTTTGTGAAGATGACGATTTCTTAATTAGAGCAAAACTTAAAGGTTATAAGTTAATGACTTGTGAAAGTGCAATCACATATCATTTTGTTTCCCAAACTTCAAGGTTCAATGATGAGATTAAAAATGATAGACATAAAATTGAATTCAACTCTAATAAAAATTTTATTAGAAAATGGGGTATACCAATCAAATCATTTAATGAGTTAAGATATTGGGAGGATTCTATATTTAAATTTGAAACTTTTAATATGAGTTTAATCACTCGTAATAAAAATAGGTTAGGTCAATTAGAACCTTTTTTTGATAAGATTTTTGTTGGTGATATTCCAGAAGATTATATTAATGAAGAACAACCTAACACGAATTACGATTTAAAATCAAAATTCACGTTTGTTAACATATCTGATGTATTGATATATGAGATAAATGAGTTTACTGACCAAGACATATACACCCTCTATACGTTACGATTGTCCATTCCACATTATGAACCAGGTGAGTATGAGATTGGTAATATGAAAATTGTTATAAAGAAAGATTTTCAGACTCCGAAAGCGTAATTACCAATGTGTTTAATATCTTTACTTAATACAGTGTCGATATAAACATCGTATCCTAACTTCCTAAGTTTAGCAAGAAGATTAAAATCTTCACCATACCAATCTTGACTGTCCTCTTTATATGTGAACTCAAAGTATGGTTTAATCAATTTACTGAACACATTTGTTTTCATTAACATACATCCCATACCAACTCCTTCGACTTTAACAAGTCCATCTATCTTATCTAGTGGTAACCACGTATCCCAATCACTTACGTCCGTGTATGCGACCGTTTTATCTCCTTTGGTACGTTTCATATAGTTACATGCAATGATGTCCTTATTGTGTTCTAAAAGACGTAATGCGGTGGTTGATGGGAACATCATATCACTATCTAACCACAACACATAGTCAGATTTAACTTCTTTAGCTTTTTCTATTAATTTTTCCCTTTGGTTTAATAGAATTGTACTTGAATCGTAAAACAAATAAGTATCAATCCCCATTTCTGATGTTGTCTTCATTAATTGAGCTAAACAATATGAAAAGTGTGCATGTACCATGTCTCTTGTTGGTACTAAAATTGATAATTTGCAAGTTTTACCGTCCCATATGGAACTGTTATAGAATGATTTACTCATAGTCCTGGAATGTCGTTTGAAATGTCATCTGATTGATGTGTAACCTCTCTACCCAATTTAACCATCTCTTCAATTCGTTTCATGACCAATTGAAAATCTTTAATAGGGAAGTTACTGATTATTGTGTATGTACCTCTTGAAAAGGAATTGGTTAATAGAATATCAATTGCGGCAATTCGAGCCCATTTTTCAATGAGTGCCCATCTTGATATGGTTTCGTCGTTGTTAAGGATACCCTTTAAGGTATCTTCATTATATTGACTATAAATTTCTAATAGGATTTGTAACTCTTCTCTTTTAGATGATGAGAAGATAGATAGGAATTTTAACCATTTAATACGTTTAACGAATAGTATTAGTTTGTCTTTATCAAATCCAATACCATTCCATTTAATGTAATATAGTTCGTATTTACTTGGGAAATTTTTATAATTAATATCCATAATCTGATATTAATATAAGTAAAAAAATTGAAAATGTAAAATTAATATGTGAATGAAGATGACATTCCACCAAAATCGGTACCTTCTTGTGTTGTACCTGAGGCTGCAATATTTGTGTTTTGTGCTACTGAACCTGATAATTTAGAACGATTTACACCTAATGTTGAATTTAAACCAACGTTTGTAGTGGCTAGACCCATCGCTCCCGCAATTCTACCCATACTTATTTCTGATCCTGTTGCTGGTATAACACTAACTAAAGCCATTTCTTATTTAAATTATATTTTATAAATACCTATCATATCTTTTTATCAACATGATAGGTATTATATTCTTCTATTATTTTATTTTGGCTTCAAGTGCCTCAACTCTCTCTAACAATTCTTTATTTGTTTGGATTAACAAAGCGACCAATTTTTCATATTTAACAGCTTTATAACCATTATCTCTTGTTGTTACAACTTCAGGTAGAACTTTCTCAACTTCTTGAGCTATCACCCCTATGTCGTGACCTTCATTCTCATGAACTCCTTCCATTGGAATCCAATCGAAAGAGTATCCATTGATTTGTTTTAATATATCTAAAGAATTTGGTATTGTCAACACATTCTCCTTTAATCTTTCATCAGAACTGTAGAATGCAATAACGTCGTTGGTTGCTCTAATGAGACCTGCTGTTGCACCTGCTGCCGTTCCAACACCTAAAGCGTTAAATTGAACATTTGATGATGTTGCCACCGCTTGACCGATTGAGAACGTAACTGCTCCTGTTGCAGCACTTACACCAACACCTGTACCCGCTACCGCCGATGTTACAGCGGTTGAAAGATATCCAGCACCATTGGTTAATTGGTTATTGTTAGTAATAGTATTTGTGATTGTAACTGCTCCTGTTGCACTTACGTTTGAACTTAAACCTGTATTTGTTGTGATTGACGTTACACCTGCGTTTGTTAATGTCACAGTACCTCCTAACGATACCGCACCACCACCACTCATACCTGTTCCTGCTGAAACCGTTACAGATGAGTTAGTTAATTTACCGTTAGCAACCGATGCGTCAACTAATTGAGATGCATTTATTGTTTTGTTTGTAAGTGTTTGTGTACCAGTTGTTGTAACAATTGGTACTTCGGCACCAGTCAAACCAGCTTCCCACACATCCGCAGTTTCGTCCCATATTAAACTTGCATTTGTAGATGTTCCTCTTTCAATTTCAATACCACCATTTTGTGATGGGGTACCTATTTCATCTGAATTAAGAATTAAAATGTTATCTCCAATATTAACCGTATTTGAATTAACCGTAGTTGTTGTACCATTAACAGTTAAATTACCACCAATTGTAACTGTTGTACCATCATCAGTTACTAATGAGTTAACCATAGTTCCTGAACTGAATTTACCAAGTACGTTGTTTGTACCCGATACTGTTACCGACGTACCTGATGTACCTGCCGTTCCTGAAGAACCACTAGAACCTGAAGTTCCTGAAGAACCACTAGAACCTGAAGTACCAGCCGTTCCTGATGAACCACTAGAACCTGAAGTACCGGCTGTTCCTGATGAACCACTAGAACCTGAAGTACCAGCCGTTCCTGATGAACCACTAGAACCTGAAGTTCCTGATGAACCACTAGAACCTGAAGTTCCTGATGAACCACTAGAACCTGAAGTACCAGCCGTTCCTGATGAACCACTAGAACCTGAAGTTCCCGCTGTTCCTGAAGAACCAGCTGTTCCTGAAGAACCACTAGAACCTGACGTTCCTGAAGTTTGTGATGTATATGTTTGTCCGTTTAATTTTAAATCACCAAGGATATTAACGGAACCTGTAAAATTATGAAAGTCTAAAGAATCGTTACCGAATGTATTCGAACCGCTCAATGTAGACTCTGTCACATAATAAACAGATGAACTCACAATATATTGTTGAGCTGTTAAGTTTCCCGTAACAAATAAATCACCGTTTATTGTTTGGTTTCCTTGAAAAGTGTTGGAACCCGTGGTTGCTCCACCACCAACGCTACCTTCAATGTTTGCTCGTAACGTACCCGTTACAATCAAATCACCTGTTATTGTTGCTGAACCTGATACCATTAAGGAACCGGTTACTACTGGATCAAATATATTCATATCTTATATTGTATTATACAACAATAAATACTTCAATATTTTTATTTGGGACAAAGAAATCTAAAATAATATAAAATTTATTTTGTCGATTACACTTTTTGATGTTATTTTTTTAGAACATTCAAATTCTCTCTCAGTTCCTTTGTGAATTGGGCACCAATTCCAATCTCCTGGATTAAATTCATGGGTTGACCAACAACCATGACAAACTTCTTTATTAATAATACGTGACACTCCACCCTCTAAAGGTTCTAAGTCGATATCTGTGAATCCTGAAATTATTATTGTAGGAGTATCTGTGGCCCAAGATAACCAACTTAAACCACTACTAATTCCAATAAATAATTCAGACTCTTGTAGTGTTTTCATAATGGTTTCTAAAGACCCAACAGGTTGTTGAGTGACTCCTTTGGGGTTTATATTACCCATATACCCATCTTCTTCTTTTGATAATAATCTAACCTCATACCCTTTCTCTGTTAAATAATCAACAACTTCTTGCCAACCAAGTGGATTATTCCAATATTTTGCCTGTGCGGTCGAATGTATGGCTATACAAACCCTTTTTTGTTTTTTAACTTTAAATTTCTTTAATTTTGGTTTTTTCTCCACATATTTTAATCCTAAAATATCGGATGGTATTTTTAACAATGGTAAACTTTTTGGGTCGTATGGGTGATATGTCAAATCAATCTCCCTATTTTGTCCATTTCCTTTATAAAAAACACCCAATCTATATAATGCATTTATGTTTGAAACACTAGAACCCGGTTCAACAAATTCAATGTCAGGATATTGGTCCTTAAATAAGTAATTGTGGAAAGTAGAACAAATAACCCTTACCTCTTTATCTATTTTGAATTTTTCAACATATGGCATGAAGGCTAACGTGTCACCAAGTGATTTACTTTCAAAACAAATAAACACTCTTCCTCCTTTAACCACTATCGGATACTCTCCGTAAAAATCATTATCAACACCCTTAATGGTTATTTTCCAATCAACATAATATTTTATAGCACATCTAGACCAATGATTACTTTTTAGGTTTGTTTGATATTCAACTTTATTATTTTTTAAATTAATAAATTTAACTTCGTACAAATAATCACCATCTTCTTTAATTTCAACAAATGGTCCATCAATATTATGAATTGACACTTGTCTATTTGTGTTGATGTTTTTTCTTGTTAATTTATTCTTTCTTCTAAATTCATCATAATCGTCTTTTAGGTATTCATCAAAAACGTTGAGTCCTTGGTAAAATACTTTGGCTCTTTCTCCTTTATTATATTTCCCAACCTTTAAAATTGATGACTCACCCCTTTTAATTGTATAGAAAGATTTAAAATCACCATAATTTACTTCAATCAAATAATCTTTGTCTGCTGGTTTTTCATGAAATCCAGAAAGAAAGTGGAAGTATAGGTTTTCTTGTTCGTCACCAACTAAATAGATTTGAAAACGAGCACCACCTCTATCCATACCGTCTCTGTTCCAAACCGCTTGGGTGTTTAATTCATTACTGTTTGCAATATATTTTGATATGAATATACTATCTGTAACCTCTTTTAGATGTTGTAGGAAAACTCTTTCTAACTGCCATCCCTTTGGTCTATTTGCAAAATATTCGTACTTTGAATTAACTTTATCAATTACCTGAATTGCAATGTCAGTTTTAATTGAGAATATGAATGTTGCACAATATTCAGCAAAATGTTTGTCTTTACTTGAACCCTCGTTATATTCATATAATATAGCATCGTAATTTCTACTGTACTCTAAAAATGCTTGTCTATATTGTATGGGGTCAGGTATGTTATCATATTCAAAGAAATGGATATGTTTTTTACCAAGTGTTTTAACAAACTTAAACGCGTTTCTCATTGTACACCATATAGCATAATCATGATGAAATTCGTTTTTATTTTCTGCTTTCCATAAACCCATGTCAGTCCATCGACCACTGTTTACACCATATTGTTCAAATTCAGATTCCATTAATAAATCATTATTTTTATCGAACAAATAGTAATCGACCATTTTTTGTATTTCAGGTTTAACCGCATAGTGACCGGTTAATAAGATTGGAATATTAAATTCTTTTAATATTTTAATTAAACTAATTAAGTCATTCTCTTTACTTACCGTGTCAGTCCAACAATCGATAACAAAAATATCATCTTCAAAAATCATGTATTATATTTTAACGTTTTCTAATTAATATTATTCCATTAAGGAATGTTATGGATTCAATGTCCGTTCTACAATCTGATTGTTCTTTTAATAATGTTTCCGTACACCAATCTTCTCTTCTTGCATGAACATTTGGTTTATCGAGATTCATTACCCCTCTAAAATTTACATCATCGGTTAATCTTTTAAAATATTCCATCATTGTTGTTTCTTTAAGATAACCACCTTCCCAATGACTCCAATATGATGTTGCACAATCTTCAACAATATATATACCACCCGATTTTACAGATTGAAATAAATGTTCAAATGAAAATATCACGTGACTATTCATATGTGAACCATCATCTAATATCATGTCAAATGGTCCGTATTGTTGCCAAATTCTTGATAGGAAGTTACCGTCAGCTTGTGAACCTATCTCAACTGATATACCTGATTCCTCATACTTCTTACAATCAGGGTTAATATCGATACCTAATATATTGGAACGATAGAAATATTCTTTCCATGTTTTTACAGATTGTCCGTCTAATACACCAATCTCCATGATGTTTAGTTTATCATATCTTTTGAATGGAAGATAATTAGAGTATTTATCACAATAATTGTGACAATCGGAACTTTTATCAGTTCCATAACTTTGTGCTATTTTGTTTAATGTACTCATCTTGTAAAATATATCATTTGTAATTTGTTATTTCCACCCATAAATAAAAGATATGATTGGAACCCCAATCCATTCATTCTATCTATTAATCCTTGCCTTAGTTCTTCATTGTAGTTCAATTGACCGTGGTGATATTCCATTGCAATGTTTTTAACTTTCATTAAATTATCATCCGATATACCAGCAAAAGCATGTAGTTCGGCACCCTCAATATCAACTTTAAGAAAATCAATCTTGTCAACTAAACCAGTTTCAAAAAGATAGTTTAAAGTATATGTTCTAACGGGATAATTCACACTATCACCTGAACCGAGTAATGTTGATCCACCTAAGTGTTCTGATTGATACAATATAAATTCATCAATGGTATCGGCCATTGCGGCATTAAACAATATGGAACGTGGGTCGGCATTTAATGATAGTAATTTGAAGTATCGTTTATCAGGTTCAAATGAAATTACTTTACTAGCACCTTGACTATATGCCCATCTGTTGAATATTCCAACATTACCACCTAAATCAACAACCACATCTCCTTCATTGATTGTTTTTTGTCTGTCCTTATAATAATCTAACAGATTAAATATTTCGTGATAAATGGCTCTGAACCAACCATACTTGTTTGCTATTTCAATCGTACCTCCTTGAACATCTTTAATGTCTCCTAAATTTTCAACTTTGTAAACATCGGTGTAGAATTGTTCTGATTTATAAAATGAATTGTTTTTCATCATTGTAATGAATTCAATCATCTTGTCAGATATTTCAGCATGTTTATTACCATGAAAATAAATGATTTTAGATTTATCTTTTGGTATGAATTGATAACCAAATATCCTATTGAAATTTTGTGGACCTTCTTCATTCCAAAACTTATAAAAGTGATGTAACATTTCATTAGTGTTACCTAAGTCACCATCATAACCCGATGTGTCAAAGTTTGATAGTGGTAAGAACTTATCACATCCATATTTCCATCTCATTGCGTTATCGATACCCTCATCATTCCAGAGATATAGACGTTTATAATCTTTAGGATTATTCTCAATTACTTTTGTGTAATGTTCAAGAATTTCCGTAAACCATTTATGACAATTTGAATTATAAATGTAGAAACAAATATGTGCATAAGGATTTCTTTTAGTAATTTTCCATTCGTTAGCTAATTGTTCATTGAATAGTTGTGAGTCCTTACCATCATTGTAGGTTCCAAAAAATTCCGTTTGAACATGAATGTCGGGAATTGGGTATGTTGTTAATTGTGAGAAATATTCTTTTACATTATCAACATTATGATTCACAACTACATCACCATCAATCCACACATAGTTATCAAAACCATAATCCAATGATTCTAAACATGCATGTTGTTTCCAATACCACTTATCATGTTCAGATATTTTTGGTGGGTTAATTGTTTTTTTAATCACGTTTGGATAATCAAATGGTACTTCACAATCAACACCATACACTATAATTTTATGTCTTGAGAATTGTAACAATGATTGAACTAATTTTTCAATGACCGGCATATATTGTAAATTACCTGTGGTTACAAATGCAAAATGTTCATTGGTTCTTTCTAATATATCAGTAGCACCTTTAGCTATAGTGTCCCAATTAAAATTTTCATGAATGGTTTTAGATTCGGTTAGAGCCAAAACTTTATGTTGTTTACTATTCTCGTAAGCATTTCTTAATTGAGATTTTAAATTTTCCCAATCGGGTTCACAGTAATCACCTGGAAAGTCTTTGTGTTCGTGATTTGCGGGTGTTAAACCTTTAATATCCACGGGTAGACCACCATCTGATGTAAATTGTAATTGTCCACCCCAATTTGAGTATATGGAGGGTGTACCACAAGCCATAGCTTCTATTAATGGTAAGTTCCAACCCTCACTTCTTGCACACGAAACAAACACGTTAGCTTCTTGTAGATATCTAACATATTCATCTCTTGATGGAAAATTTATGAACTTAATCTTCTTAGTGTCAATACCATAATGTTTAATTCTTTCCTCAGTTGTTTTTAAGCCGTCCGAAGGATATGGATTTTCAACCGAAGCGATTAATTCAACATTGTCAGTATCTTTAAATTCTTCTGAGAATGCTTGTAAAATTTCGGTAGTCCCTTTTCTCCATTCCCATCTACCAAACAATACAAATTTAGTCTTCTTTGTTTTTATTGTTTTGTTTGTAGGTTTAAAGGTATCAACATCAACCCCTTCGGGTACTATAAAGACTTTTTCTTTGGGATAACCTTGTTCCACAATACAATCATACTGCCATTGTGATGGTACCCACATCTCATCAAACGTGAGTAATCTTTTAAAGAAACCATCACTAAATCTTGTTGACTCCCAAACACAATATGCGATTTTATAACCCTCGTAATTGTCATAATAGTAATGACTGTTATTCTCCATCAATACAATGTGAACATCGGGTATAAAGTTGGGGTCGTGTCCGTAAATTGGATAATCGGTTCTTGAGTTATCCCCATTAATTAGTGTTTGTTGGTGTAACATTTCCTTCATCTCATCCGTAATGTAGGATTCCCCGTCATGTGGGGTGTTGTTATAACCTGACCAACTACCCCCAACGGTTAAATTTCTAACTTTAACTTGGTGGTATTTGTTAAGTGCCGTGAAGAATGAACGTGCATGATTGGCATAACCAGTAGTACCAATAAAGGGGGCGTGTGCTAAGATTTTCATTATAGATAATATAGAGAAAATCCACGAAAATATCAAATAAATTGAAAAATTATATTAGGAAAAAGAATTCTGGACGTGTTCTTTTTAAATTAGATAACTCTGTATCATTTAAATCCATATGGGTAAAATTATTATTATTTGGAGTTAATATTTTAAATCCCTTTAATTCTTTATAATTTAAAAATAAATCATATATATAATCTTTATAAATAAAATCAGGTTTCAGATTATAATCTCCTTTAATTTGATTTATAAATCCATTGTTACATATGACAACAACAACCCTACTATAGTTGTATCCATTTATATCATATTCTCTAAGTTCCAAAAGATTTTGATGGGAGTTGACTCTACCACAGTTATGTAATCTAAATAACATTTCATAACTATAATAACAATTTAAATCAACCCAATAATACCCAACTCCATTTTTTCTATAGTCTAAAATTATATTATTTTTTTCCACATAATTAAATGTTGTAAACATTTTTTCGTGCAACTTATACCAATTTGAATACATCAAATCCATTTCATCTATTGTTTTATTCAATAAAAATTTAGAATCTCCGTTGAATTCAAAATCAATTAAATGTACAATCGGATAAATTAATTCATTTAAATCTTTATTTGATATTCTACTTAAAGATATTGATGATTCATTTATTTTACTTATAATAAATTCTGAATGTTCATCAAAATGTTTTTCAATAAATCCCACACTTCTTATATTGGACATTATATTAAAGTTTTTTGTGTGGTGTCGACAAATTCATATAAATTATGAAATAGATTAGTGTTTTTCCATATCCTATTAAATTCTTTTTTAAATAACTCATGCTCAGGGTGATTGGTATCCCAAACCTGTTTTAATTTAAATTCACCATCTGAGAATGTACCCCAATTAACTATTTTACCAAAAAACACATTTACCTTTTTTCCAAAAATAGAATACATTAAATTATAAAAGGTTTCCATTTCCATATAGTTACTATCTTGAACAACAAACGATGTTTTTACTGATTTCAATGTTTCTATTGTAGAAATAAATTTTAAATTATTTATTAAGGTATCCCACTTACCACCTAATCTGGTTTTATTTTCATAGGTGTTTTGTGTTCCTGCATCTATTGATATCTCACACGTTGTTACATACTTATGAACATTTGGCATACTGTCCCACATTTCCTTTGTCCACATTGATGCATTTGTATGAAAATGTATACTTGTTAATTTTGGGTATTTTTTTGGATTAAAGTTTCTTAAATAATTTCTAAAACTAACTGAAACAAAGGGATCTCCAGTACCAGTAATGTATAAAGTTTTTACGTTTGCCGAATAATAGGTATCAATCTCGTCTATTGTTTTTTCTATTCGTTCTATACCTTTACTACTTTCAACAATTAAGTCGACTCTACACGATGGACATTTATAATTGCAGGTCCTATCAAAATTCATTAAAATTGTGGTCGGTGTGGTTGGTTCAATAATTGGTGTTGTATATTTTGAATTTGATTTTAAGTGAATAGGGCCAGAGGTGACACCATAGTTTAACAATCTACTTAAATGTGGACATAATTCTTTGTTACAATATTTAAATGAACCATCTAAAATGGAATTTCTAATATCCACAACCGGTTCACTATTATATACATTTTTTAAAGATGTATCATTAAGTTCTATTTTATTTGGTAACCAAGATGGACAACAAACAAACCCAACATTATCATGTATTTCTAAAGTGGTAAATGGATTACTACACGTATATTGTTTTAAATCTAT